TTATTTGATCCTCCTAATGTAAGGTTTTCTGCGGGTTTCAGTGCTTTTCTCCCCGACCAGTTCGGGACTATTTCGGGACTGCTGAACAGCATCCATTGCACGGCGGATATCGTCGTCGCCGACATGGGCGTAACGCGCTGTCGTCTCGATCCGAGTATGTCCCAACAGCTTCTGCGTCACCTTAAGATTAGATGCTCGCGTGATTCGGCTGGCGGCCGTGTGTCGCAGGTCATGGAACCTGAAGTCGGTGATGCCCGCCTCGTCGAGCGCTCGATACCATTTGCGGTTCCACCCCTCCTTACTGAATGGATATCGCTCGCCCTTGATCCTGCGCGGACGATCGGCGCGCGCGGGCGCAGGACGCTCGCACACGTAGGTGAACACGAAGGGCCCGACGCGGGGGCGGTTCGCGATGATCTCCTTCATGCGATCGGTCAGCGGGAATTCATGCCAGACATCGCCCTTGGTGTGGACCGAGGCCGTACCTCTCCGCTGATCGACCTTGGACCACAGCAGCTTGACCACGGCCGTGCGGCGAGCACCAGAGAGCAGTGCGAACTCGACGAGATCGGCCATGTCGGGATACCGCTCCGTCAGCACCGCGAACAACGCAGCTTCCTCCTCCGGAGACGCTTCGCGGACGCGCTCTTTCGGCTCCTTCAGAAGGTGGCTTCCCCATTCGATGGGATCGTCGGCGATTTTGTATTTCTTCGCCAGGAAGCGATGGGCGCGGCGCAGCAGTTCCGTCTCGCGGTTCACGGTGGCAGCGGACACGGCCGGGCGGACCTCGCCACGCTTGATACGGCGATTCGGAAAGCTGGGCTCGATCCGGCGCAGGGCGACCATGCGAGCGACCTCGATGTCGCCTATGTCCTGCAGCAACGTTTTCGGCCCAATCAGGCGCAGGACATTGCCCAACTGGTACTCAGTCACCTTGGCGTTCCGGTCGAACTTGCCCTTGGCATCCCAGTAGATGCCGATACCTTCATCCAGGGTGACAGAGGGCTTGCCCTTTTTACCGGTAGCGACCTCAGTGCGATGATCTCGCTCGAATCGCTCGGCATCGCGCTTGGATTTGCAGTTGGTGGATCCGTGATAGCGGACACCGCGGTACTGGTAATCGAAGTGGTAGTAGGGACTGGCCTTCGGCTTGTAGACCGTCATCGCTTATTCCGCTGGCTGAAGGGCACGATCTCGCCGCCAGCAGCCGGGCCACGTACGACGCGGCGCCGGCCGCCTGCGAGAGGATCGGCGACCAGCTGCTGCCGCTGGATGCACAGGGCAACATACTCGTCGCAGTCCTCGGGACGGTAGGCGATATTGCGCGCCGTCAGCTTGACGTAGGTGATCTTGCCCTTGCTGCGCAGTTCGCGGAGCGTGCGCGGGGCCAAGCGGAGGCGTTCGGCCGCTTCGGCTTCTGTGAGCAGCGCGGTCATACCGCTTTCCTTTCGGGTTTGGGGTGAGGCAGTGCAATCGGGGCCGTGTGGCCGCTCACCAGATTGATGAAGGCGCCGGCGTGCCCGATCGATCCCCGGCCGAGCAGATCGAACAGCAGGGCTAGGGCGTGGCTGGCGAGCACGCGGTTGATGAACAGGGACTGCCGCTCGAGGGCTTCGGCGACGGAGCACGAAGGCGCGTCGTCCTCCGGCATCCCTTCGTCGGCCAGTTCGGGAAAGCTCTCCAGCACGGTCGGCAGACGCACATAGCCTTTGCGATCGTAAAGCCGTGCCGGAGTGCCGAGCAGCAGCTGGCCATCCATGGCGCGGTTGCCGAGATCCAGCCAATAGGCAGGCACCCGACTAGTACTCGCGTCCATGGCCGCGCCCAGCGCGCGGCGGGCCGAGGCCGTGTCGACACAGCTGATGAGCATGTCGACATTATCCAGACCGATTGCTTCGGGCGCGCGGCCGTGAACCGCCTGCCAGCGCAAACCATGCGCGAGATTGATCCGCTCCGTCAGGGTGCGGGCCTTCGAGCTTCCGACGTCGCAGCGATAGAACGGCTGGCGGCCGAGGTTCGCCTCGGTAACGACATCGTCGTCGACGACGGTAACGTCCAGCCAACGCGACGAGATTTCACGCAGCGCCGCGTCGAGCGAGGCAAGGCCCATCAGCATCTGCGCGCCGTTGCCACCGCATCCGACCAGCAGGACCTTGATACCGCGCTGGCCGAAGTTGGCCGGTAGAAGGTGCCGTTCAGGCGTCATGGTCATCTCCAGTGAAGGGGCTGCGCGGCATCGGCAGGAACATGCCGCCGGCACACAGACGCGCCGCAGCGGTCGGGCCGGCGGGATGATCGAGGCGACCGAAGACTATCGCTATCTTGGTGGAATGCGCGTCATCGGCATCGTCGGTCGCGCTGAAGAATGCTGCGCCGTTGCCATGGCTGTGGATGTCGCAGACGATGTGCGAGCCTTGCGCCAGAGTCGGCGTGCGATAAACGAGCCGCGACGGCGTCGCCGCTTCGATCTCCGGATACGCAATGGTGAACTGGGCGGTGTGCTCGTCCCAGATCACGAACGCTGCGGCCTCGTTCGGCAGCGCCGCCTCGAAGTGCTGCAGAATATGGCGGAGCAACTCGCGCGGGATAAGCCCGCAACGCAGTTCGGCCATCGGATCGCCGACCTTCCCATAGGGCACGTGTCCGTCGAGTGTCGGGGCAATGTGCGCGTCGAGGGCAAGCCAAGGGCGCCGCAAGATCAACATCACGCCATCGGCGCCTACCAACAGGCCCTGCCCCGCTCGTACGGATCGCAATTCCTCGATCGCCGGCGTCTGCCCGCTTGGGGGCACCGGGTAGCAAGGGAAAGCAGCCAGCACCGCGGCGGCCGTCAGGAAGTCGTTGGGCGACGTCATGCGTGGGTACTCCGCGCTATCAAGCTTCCCACCGTCACCGGCGCGCCCTCGTTTCGCGTGCTGCGACTGAAAACAAATGGGCGTAGGCGCTTGACCGGGAACCGCTTCGTGCCCCGCGCTGCCAGATTGTCCCACAGCCTGACCAGGCCACCCTTTCCGCTAACGGTCTTTTCCTGCCCCGGGTTGGGATGGGTCGACCACGAATCGAAAACGGCGCGCTCGTACTCAGCGATGCTGGCGATCGTCAGCGTCTTAGGCTGCGGGATGTTTCCCCAGCACAAGCGGCCATCGATGAACACGTTCAGTACCGGAGAAAAAAGTACGAGCGTTTCCGCGCCTGGTCGCTTGCTTTCCGGGAGGGCGTAGACGCCAAGGCCCTTTCGGGTCGCGACCAGCAAATGGGCCGGGTACGGCAGATCCACAGTGGTGCGCTGCCGAAGGGCGCGCAGATCCGCTGCCGGTGATGACAGGGCGAAGTAGGCGGTGCGAACCTGCTCTGGAACCCACCATGCGAGCACGTCCGGATGCGATACCAGCACGTTGTCCGGAAGTATCTCCGGCGGCGCCGCGCGTCCCAGCGCTGCGGTCCACTGCCGCAAGTGAGCCCGGGTTAGCGGAGCACCGGCGGCGATCGTCGGTTGCCCCTCGCCATGCTCGACCGCGTGCATGCTGGCGAACGCGGCGGTGCGCTGCGGCCCGTTTCTATAAAGGAGAATGGCGTTCGTCAGCGTCAGGCCGCGGTCGGTTGCCTCGAACTCGGTGGAATGCTGGCTCACCGACGGTCCTTCCCGCTGGTGGGGTCGATCGCGATCAGATCCTGTGCGGCGCGCATGAACTCCACGCCGACCTTGAGGCTCTGGAACCACGCATCGATGTCGGCCGCATCGGTGACCGTCGCCATACCGACGACGTCCATGAAGCCTATCTCCATGCCGTGCCTTCCGACGTCGTCGAGCTCGCGCGCGAAAGCCTCGGCGCAGACAAGCGTCATGGGTGCAAGAAACGCCCGTTCCTCATATTCGGGCAGGCATTCGATCGCGAGATCGCTCTCGTAGTTCCACGCCCCGGCGGCGCTACGCTGCGCGATGACCGTGTCGGCAGCCGATCGCACAGCGCGTATCCGGCTCCTCAGGCCCTTGGGCAGTTTCGACAGTGGCGCCGCGTTCTCCGTCAGCATCCACTCGGGTCGCCGCCCCCTGATGGCTGACGGCAACATCTCCTCGTCGATGTCCTCCAGTGCGTGGCCCTGCCACTGCATCAGGCTTGCTATCGCTTCCCTGTCTTCCGTCTCGCCGTCCCAGTAGTAGGCGGAAAGCTCCTCCATCAGATCCTCGAAGCCGAACACAGGCAGCACGGAAGGGATCGTCTCGGTCAGGGCCTTGTATGCGGCAGCCCGCCAGCCCAACGGGGCGACTGGACCAAGCATCGTCTGCGAGAGCACGTTGCACTTCTCGATCCAGCCCAGTTCGACCTGGCCAACGCTGTCGCAGATGAGCGCGATTGCTGGCGGATGATCGTCATTGCCATTGATTACGATGGCCCGCAGATCGAGCATGTCGACGCAGCCCACGATATCCAGCACGGCACGGTCAAAGGTACGCTCGATGTGCTTGCGTGCCTCGTGGCGCGTGAAGCACTGGCCCGCCTCGCCCTGCGCCGCCACCCATTGTCCGATTGCGCGGTAGTGAGGCTCCAGCGGAGCGTCGAAGATGGCGGGAATGGTTGCCGCCAGCGCGACAGACCGTCCAGCCAGGTCACCCGAGGGGCGCGAGCCGGAGGCCGGGCGGAGGCGTGATGGGCTCGCGCACGTCGTCCGCCGGGGCGACGACGGCCGCGTGAAGCGCTTTGAGGCGGTCGCTGATGACTGGTTGGGTAGCAGAGGGCGAGTGGCCATCGTCGGATTCGATCCATTCGAGGAGAGGTTTGCGCAGGACGGGCGGGATGCCCGCGCCATCCGTCGTCATCGTCAGCCCTTCGTGCCAACAGCGCGGCGGTACTCGGTGACGTGCGCCGTGCCGGAAACGCCGAGATCGACCGCCTCGGCATTGAGGATCGCGGGGTAAAGCGTGGCGTGATAGGCGCGCAGGCCCTGCGCATCGCCCGCAAGATGCGACGGCACGGGCAAGTCCATGCCGTCATAGCGGTACACGCGGGTCAGTTGATTGATTTCCATAGATGCCTCCGGCCGATGATCGTGGGTGTTGAAAGGGTTGGGGCTCACCAGAGGCTGGCGGGTTCGCCTGGCTTCGGGTCTGGCACAGGCGCTGGCGTCGCGGCGGGTTCCGGCTTGGCGGGCGTGGTTGCCGCCTTCGTCGTGGCCGGTTTGACCTTCGCCTTCGCAGCTTCGGTCGCCTGCTTCTGCTCGGCAAGCTGGTCGCCCAGGGCCTTGCGTGAGGCGATCAGTTGCCCGAGCGCGCCAGCCTCTCCGAGCGCCAGTTCCGCGTCGATCTCCGCCGCAGTAGCGGTGATCGAGATCGGGCGGATTTCTTCGGCGCCCGGCGCGTTCTTCACGCCTTCAGCCTTGCGCGGCATGATGATGAGCGTGACCGTCTCGTCCGGTCCTGCAGCGAGGTCGAGGCCGAGCGAGTAACGCGACAGCAGCGGGAGAAGGCTGGTGATCAGCACGGCAAGGAATCCTTTTCAGTGGTGGAGGGGGCGTTGACGCTCGCGTCGACAGCGGGCGGCGAATATTTTCCGTCGAGCGTGAGCGCGCCGGGGAGGCGGCCGGACCAGTCGAACCCAGTGGCGTTGAGCATTCCGGCGACGATAGCGTCGGTCTTCGCCTGCATGAGCTTGGCGAAGGCTTTCGTGCCCATGTGATCGATCAGGCCGCATTCCTTGGCGATGAACTTGAGCTCATCCTTGCCGAAACGGCCAAGGAATACCGCGTCCACCTTCCACGTGTCGCGGAGGATAGATTCGAAGGCACGCAGGATTTCCGGATCGCCCTCACCGGCCTGGATCAGTGCCGCACGCCAAGCGGATTCACGAACATCAGCGGCGCGGCTCGCGATCATTGCGGCATTCACGGTCTGCTTCGGCGCTTCGGTGGGGCTCGCCTTCTTGGGAACGATCGCCGATCGCGGTGCCGAACTGGAGACGTCAGGCTCCGCCGGGGCCGCGTCAGGTGCCGGCACGGCATTCTTTTCATCAGCCACCGGTTCCGCCGATTCGGTCTTCAATTGGAAGCAGCCGGGGTTGGTGCAGTGACCGTCTTCAACATGCGTCGCAAAAAGGGCGCGCTGCGCTGCGGAATTGAAGGGGCAGGCCGTGCATTCGGCCTTGTCGAAGCGAGCAGCAGCGAGGCTCTGCGTCACGCGCATGAGCAACTCGCGCGTCTTGTTTACGTCCAGCCCGGCAGTCAGGATCGTGTCGAGAGCCTTTTCCTGCTTGTCGCCGGGCACCGCGGCCAAGAGTTCGGCGTGGCCGACCTTGATGCGGCGTTCGTCGAGCGCGAGCTTCACGGGTTCGGACAAGTTGGCCAGCGCCAGGCGTCGATCGAGCTTGGCCGGGGACCAGCCAAGCCGACGTGCGGCTTCAGCTCGATCGTTCTGGCTGGCCGCCAGAACGCGCACGGCGGCGTCTGCCTGCTCCGTTTCGGAGGCATCATCGCGGACATCGTTCTCGTCGATCGCAGCCTCGACCGCTTCGTCATCGGTCATATCGCGAATCAGGACCGGGGCATTGCCGTCCCTGCCAAACGCTTCGAGCGCAGCCCTGTACCGGCGACCGCCAGCGACGAGGAGATAGCCCTCACCGCCATCGGGAGCGGGTCTGACCAGCATCGGCTGCAGCATGCCGCGCAATTGGAGCGAAGCCACGAGCTCCTCATGGGCCTTGCTGTCGAAATATCGGCGCGGGTTATAACCTGGCGTTATGCTAGACAGCGGCAATACGACCGCCCGCTGCTGACCTTTGGTGTCGAGTGTCATGCTGCTACGCTCCTGAAATAGCTGGCGTGGATCGCGCGCTCGGCGGCATCGATCTGCGCGGTGTGTTCGAAAATGCGGGGAAGGAAGGCGCTGGCGTCGGCGAGGTCGCCCGCGAGGACGGAAGCGAAGCAAGCCTCGATCGCGGTCAGTTGATCTGGCGTGTATCCGGGGACTTCGCGACTAAGAGCCGAACGCAGCTGATCGACCGACGCCTCTTCCAATGCCTCATCGAGGCTGACCTCGGCGGACACCGAAACGTAATCGACTGAGAAGCCGTTGCGACGAGCTTCGTTCACCGCACTTTCGAAATCGCCAGCGCTGACATGAACGTCCATGGTGACCCTATCGCTCATACGATCACCGTGACCTGTTCGGCAGCGCGCGTAACCGCCGTGTACAGCCAGTTCCGCTTCGCATCCCGGAACGACCCGCTTTCATCGAAGATGATGACGTTGTCCCACTGCGAGCCCTGCGATTTGTGGCAGGTGATCGCCCACCCGAAGGTGAACTCCTGCGTTCCGCGCTTGGCCTTCCAGTCGATGGTCTGCTCGGTGCCGTTGAAGAAGTGCTCGAACACCTCGACCTTGATCGGGTCGCGCTTCTCGTCGAGCGAGGCGACGCGGAGCGCCAGCTTGCCGTCGCCAAGCTCCTCGATCTTCTGAGCGTCCCAGAGGCCACCGTTGAAGATGTGCTTCTCCTTGTCGTTCCGGAGGCAGATCAGGCGGTCGCCTGCGGTCGGATGCCACGCCTGCGCCGCGCCCTGCAGGCCCTTCATCGCCCGGATGCGCTGGTTGTAGGAGACGCGGGTGCGGTTGAGGCCGCAGAGCAGCTGATCGGCCCCAAGGACGAGTTCGCCCAGGCGGTCCCGGCCGAGCGCGCTGCTGCGCGTCACGAGGCTACTGCCGTGCGTGCCGACCTGCAGCGGCTTCCCCTGCCGAATGTCCATCGACATGCGGATGATGGGGTTGTCCTGTGCTTGGCGGTGGACCTCAGTGAGCATCACATCTGGCTCGCCGTTGATGAAGAAGCCTTCGCCCTTCACCGGCGGCAGCTGCGCGGGATCGCCCAGGACAAGGATGCGCTTGCCGAAGCTGAGCAGGTCGCGCGCCAGATCCTCGCCGACCATGGACACCTCGTCCACGATCAGCAGCGCGGCATCGGACAGGTCGCTCTGCTCGTTGAGCTTGAACGCGGCGATGCCGGTGACCTCGTCGATCTCCACGCTGTAAATAAGCGAGTGGATCGTCGAGGCGTCCTTGCAGCCCTTTTTGCGCAGGACGAGCGCGGCCTTGCCGGTGAAGGTGGCGTAGAGCACCTTGCCCTTGACCTTCGCTGCCAGTTCCTTCGCCAGCGTCGTCTTGCCCGTCCCAGCGTAGCCGAACAGGCGGAACACCTGCTGGCCGTTGGGATCACCGAGCCAAGTCGACACGCTGCGGATGGCCGCGTCCTGTTGCGGGGACCAACTCATGCCGACACCTGCGCGCGTAGCGCTTCCGCCTGCTCCTTGCTGGCGATGACGAACATCGGATGGCTTTTGCCTTCGTGCTCGACTTCCAACTGGTGCAGCCGGAAAAGGCCGCCCAACGTCCAGTTGCATCCCGGCTTGTCGGCGTTCGCGGGTTTGCCGTCGCGGGCAGGCCCGGCATCGTTCCAGCGTCCGACGCACGAAAAGCCGATCTGAGTATCCAGCTTGTCCTCGGGGACACCTTCGATACGCAGCAGAGCCATGGATTGCACAGTGCTGCAGATCGGGCAGACGAAAGCCGAGTGCTCGCGATCCATGCCCTGCTCTTTCAGGCGAGCGCGGAACTCGTTGTGGGTGATCTTTTCCATGATCAGGCTGCCTTTCGTTCGACAGGGTCGGTCCAGACCACGCCATGCTCGGCGCCGAATGCGTAGATGCACTCGATCAGGTCGCTGAACTCGGACTTGGAGAGGCGGCTGGACTTGAAGCCGAGCGGGACAACGCCCTTGCCATCCAACGTGGGTTCGAAGGTGCACGAGAAGCCGGCGGCGTTCATGAAGAGCGCCTTCCAGACCTCGGTCGACAGCACCCGGCCTTCGGGCTTCGCGCGCGAGATGTCGGACAGCATGGCCCACATCTTCGCGTTCTGATCGCTGGTGCGCGCCGCTTCCTTGATGTTGAGCACCGCGCCCATCGGCGCCCTCTCGATCAACTGGTGGGCCAACGCCCGCACCGACGGGTTGACGAGCGTGAGGGTCTGTCCGCCTTGCTTAGCCATTGCGATGTTCCCTGATTTCCTTGCGGCGCGGCGAGGCGTCGCACAGGCTGTCGATCAGCTTTTCCACCGACTGCCCCGAGGCGGCCTGATAGGCGCGCCAGAAGGACTGCTCACCGATGGCATGCTGCTGGGCATGGTGGCCCATGAAGTCGAGGTCGGAGCCGCAGAGCGGGACCGCGCGGTAGTCGTCAGGCTTCTGGCCCATGCCCGCCCCGCTGCCGATCCGGACGTGAGCCGCCTCGATCGGCGCGCGCTGGCAACCGGGCCAGGCACAGTGGAAGGAGCGAACGAAGCTCAGGTGAGCCTGAGACTTCCAGCGGCCTTCTCTGCGCGGTTTGCGGGTGGCGCGCTCTCTGACCTTGCGGGGCGGGAGTGCCATGTCTCAGGCCTCCGCTTTAAAGGAAGCCGACACGGCACAAAATCCGCCATTCGTGCCAACTCCGTTGCGCGGTATAGCCGATGCTCGGGCTGACACGGTCTCTCTGTACTTCGGCATACTGAGGTTCTCTTTCTGGGTGCCCCAAGAGAGGTTGCCGGGACGGTTGTTCAGACCGTCTTCGTCGTCGTGGAGGGTGACGGCTGCTGGAAATGGTTTGGGGCCGTGGAACGCTTCGCACACCAGCTGGTGAACCTTTCGAGGCTTCTGACGACCACCTTCACCATCATGGCGCTTAAGCATCACGAGGCGATATTCGTGGACGGCGCCCTTCCTGGCCTTTGTCACTAGGCCATGCGTGGGCTCGGGAAGGTATGTGCGGTAGCCGCCATTTGGCAGCGGGGCGTAGCTCGGCGGCTGTAGGATACGGCCCCAGCTGCTGGCGAGAACGCCGGGCTCGCTGGGAACGGGCTTCCAGATTTCAGTGCTATCCTTCATGGGGCACCTCAAAATGGAATGTCGTCGTCAAGGTCGTCACCGAACCCGCCGCCGCCATTGCTGTTGCCCCAGCCATCGTTGGCGGAGCCGTTACGACCATCACGGCCGTTGTCTTGCCAGCCACCACGATTGTCATCGTAGACCTTGCGGTCGCCACGGCCGCCATCAGCCCAGCGCCCGCCGCCCTGCCCGCCGCGATCGTTCGACCGGCTGCGCTGATCGCCGCCCCAGTCGCCGCCGCGCTGATCGTCCGGCTTATTATCGAGCATGGTCATGACCCCGCCGTGCCCGCCGACGCTGACCTCGGTGGTGTAACGGTCGTTGCCGTTCTGATCCTGCCACTTGCGGGTGCGCAGCTGGCCCTCGATGTAGACCTTCGAGCCCTTGCGCAGGAAGCGCTCGGCGACACTAACAAGGCCGTCGCTGCCGATGGTGACGCTGTGCCACTCGGTGCGCTCCTTGCGGTCGCCGGTCTGGCGGTCCTTCCAGCTTTCCGAGGTGGCGACACGGAAGGTCGCGATACGCCCGCCGTTCTGGAACGACTTGATCTCCGGATCCGCGCCCAAGTGGCCGAGGATGATGACCTTGTTGACTGAGCCCGCCATGTCAGAAGGGCTCCGCGTCGAGAGCGGCATCGCTCAGAAAGGCAGGAGGCACCGGGCTTTCAGCGCGCTCGATCTCCGGAGGCGCAGGCGGAGGAAGGTCGATCGCGGGCGCCGGGGGCGTGCGCAACGGGTCGAAGCGGGTGCCGACGATTTCGGTACTCGTGCCGATCGTGGCGAGCACGACCAACACGTGAAATTCCGTGCCAGGGTTGAGCGCCGCGAGGCGCGCCGCCTCCTGCTCTGCTGAGGTGGGGGTCGAATGCTTGAACTTCGGAGCGAAGCCCGCTTCGTTCCAGACGAGCCAGAACGGTGCGGTCGGGGCATAGCCGTAGTTGAGGGCGAACTTGATATTCGTGTCGGTCATGATCAGGCGACCTTTCGATCTTCGATGATGTTGACGCCGGGGATCGAGCGGACACCTGCCGCAACATCCTCATCGACAAGGACCTTGAGAGCAGCGCGGAAGCGATCGGGATGACGTTCGATGTAATGCCGAACGACGGCGCCCCCCTGCCCCTCGATCATCTCCGCGCGCCAGTACGAGCGCATGGAGACGGCGCGAACTTCGCCGTGGGCCTGCACCTTTTCGCGCTCGACGCGGCGGGCAGCGGCTGCGGCATCTTCCGCGTGCTGCATGAGCTCGGCAGCTTCTTCGATCGCGCCGAGGTCGCTGGAGCCTGCGGCTTCCTTGTGCGCCTCAAGCGCTGCGGCAGTGGCCTTATCGGCCTCCGCGCGCGCCAGACGCTCGCGCTTGAGCTTCTCCGCCTCCTGCTTCTGCAGCCACGGGGTCAGAAGGTTTCCAAGGGCGTATGCGGCCTTCACCACGGAACCAGGCTTCCGGTTCTTCATCGGCGCGATGTAGGCGTTGTAGCGATCCTGGATCTCGGTGACCTTGAGGTCGATCGGAGCCTTTTCGATCTTGCGAGCATCGTCAGCGAGGCTCGTCGCCTCCTGCAGACGCTGGCGGAGCGATGCGACGGCATCGGCCTGCGCCTGATTCTCGATGGCGACGCCGTCTGCCCAGTTTTTCGCTTCGACGAGCAGGTCATCCATGTGGATCTGGACGGCTTCCCACTTGGGCTCGATGGTCACCTGCTCCTCGGCAGGCGGGTTGTTGTCGCCCATGACGGCCCGGGGGTTCGTATCATCGCCACCGGCGAGCGCAGCGGCTTCGAACTCGGCCGTCAGCTTGTCGACATGCGCCTGCAGCGCCTCTATCTCAGCGGTGCGGCCCGGCTCGGTGCGGCTGAGCTTGTTGAGGGCGTTCTTCGCGTAGGAGAGCGGCATAGTCGAGATTTCGACCGCGCCCTTGCTGGACTGGTACTGCATGGTTGGGCCTTTCAGAAGGGGACGTCGCTGTCGTCGATGTCGCCGAACTCGGAGCCGCCACGGGCGCCCTCGTTCCGACCGCCACGGCGCGTGTCGTTGTTGGAGTTGCCGTCGGTTTCACCGGCACGGTTCGTTTCGGACTTCGCCATCTCAGCCAGCTTGTCTTCCAGCTGGTTTATGACCTTGATGGCCTGGCGATCGGTCAGGTCCTGCAAGTCCGCGATATCGTAGTGATCTAGGATCACCTTCGTCTTCGCACCGGTGACCTTGAGCAGATCGGTGATCTTGGCCCACTGCGGGCGAGAAATCAGCGGTTCGCCGCGCTGCTGGTGGGACTGCTGACGCGGCGCCACGGTATGCGTCGTGGCGTCGGCGTCGTTGTCGCCCTCGGTCGGGATTTGGAAGACCTGCAGTTCGGCGTATTTCATGGCGGCCGATTGCGCTTTATTGGCGCTCTTATCGGCGGTATCCATCGCCTCTCCGACAGTCCGCACGTAATCAAACGAGCCGTCGATTGCTGACACCAGCTTGAAGCGGACCGTCAGAATCGTGTAGGTGATGACGCCGCCCTTTTGGGTCTGACGTTCTTCACGCTCCATCTTCTCGACGTCGGGAAGGATAACGAGCCTGTTCTCAGCGAGAATGCCGCACAGCAGGTTGTAGACGTCATCGATGCCGCGGAACTGGTAGTTCTGCTGCTGGTTCTTCCTGTCCTTCGACAGGCCTTCCTTGGAACAAGCGAGCATCACGTCAGATATTGCCGTGTAGACAGCCGGGACTGCAGTTGCGGCCGCTGGTTCGATTTTGGTCTGCGCGTTCACAGGGCGCCTCCGGTAGCGATGTAGAAGAGGGTTCCGGTGACGATCAGGATGCCGGACAGACCAGCGAAGATGATCGCGCCGAACAGCGGGTGGGGCTCATCCTCGGGCCGGTTGTCGATGATCGACTGAACCTTGGAGAGGGTCGTCTCGCGCTGGAGCGGGCCGTAGATGTGCTGGCGTCGCGCCTCCGACATGGCCGGGCGGCCGTTAAGAGTGACGTCCTTCACGCTGCACCGCCACGGGTCAAAGCCCAGGCCGCGCGCTCTAGTTTGCCACCGTCCTCGTCGAGATAGTTGTCGAGGTCGGAAGCAGCGATCTCGAGATAGAGGCTGTCGTGGGCCTCGGGCTCGAGCAGCGTGTTCGCGGCGCTGACGATGCCCGCGAGCCGGTCGTGCTCGCGGCGGCGATCGTCGATGTACTTCTGGAAGAACGACTGCGAGCCAGCAGTGCTGACCGGGTTGGCCTTGAGCCAGCCCTTACGCTCGGCAGCGACTTCGAGCAGCGCCTCCAGAAAACGGCGCGTCAGGGTTTCGGGAAGGAAGATGCTCACGGCGCTGCCGACAATCAGGGCGGCCGGAGCCTCGCTTGCAGCAACGATCTTGGTGTGGATGCCCATGGTTCAGGCCTCCCCGCGTGCTTTGGCGAGAGCGGCGCTCAAGTCAGCCATGAGCCGCTGCGCCGCCGGAACATCGCCCAGCATCGGCAGCAGAGTTTCCGCACGGATGGCGAGAGCGTAAAGCTCAGGCGCGGCGGCGAGTAGGCGGGCGTTCGCCTCCGTCATCCATCCGGAGGCTTCGAGAAATTGGGCGCCAGCGCAGAACTTTTCCGGCTTGATGCCCCAGAACCGATTGCCGTCATCGTTGAACCTGGGTTCGCAATCCCATTCAACCGCAACGAACGGCCCCGGTGTGAATTTCGTGGTGGTGGACACTGGCGTGATCTCCAACAAAGGTCCCGGCAGGTCTGCGCTTGCGGCTCACTGCTGGGCTGTTGAGATCATGACTAAATGCGCATACGCATATCGTCAAGCGTCAAAATATGCGCAGACGCATTTTAATGCGCGACTGAGCTCCACGCAAAAATCCCCGCCGAAGCGGGGCCTGCGGGTTATCTATGGCGCGACCGACGAAGTTCCTATGGTCGCCTCGCGCACGATGGGATTTCCCTCGTGTCATGATGGGGCGTCATAGCCCTCACTTTAGCTTTCGTGAGGGTATCAATTCTGGCTCTTAATGCGCCGCCCATAGCGATATCGCGTGGAGGCGGGCCGCCGTATAATCCAAAGAGCTCGCGCCTACGCTGGCGATCTAGCGCAGCCATGCTCTCATTGTAGTCACGGAAAGAGATTTCCTGGCAAATCATATCGACGTTCAGCGACACCATTTTGCGAACAAAAACGTTGTCGATCGCCGCCAAAGTCGGCGCAGCAGAGGCACCTGCGAGCGAGAAAATGGCCAACGCCCCACCTATGACCGTAGGAAAAATCCTAGACACCATCACCCCCATATGAGAACAGAAAGAGAACAAGGAGTCGAGTCGATGTGGAGCAGTCGGACATACATTCTCGGCGAGCCCGCATGCGAAGCTGGCTGCCAGCGATGCTCCCTGCGCTGCGCTACCGTCATGGCTTCAGTTGTTGATCTAAGCCGCCAACACGAGGCGGCCCTTCGGGATCTATCGGCTTATCGGACCCCGGAAGCTCTTGAAGAAATAAGGTTGCTTGAAAAGCACTTGGAAAGCTCATTGCGAGCCGCTGAGCGCGTTCGTCCTCATCAGGGTCTACATCAATCGCGGCCAGCAAGCCCGCGAACATCTCGGCCAATGCGCTTGCATTAGGAAGAAGAACGGGAACATTTATCGCGGCTTGCGGTGATGACGGTCCGCTGAGTGAGATACCGAGGTCCTCGGTGCCAAGCAGGCGTTGTACCGTTGTGTTCGCCATGGCGGCGATCGCGTGCAACAAGTCGCCGGCCGGGATTGACCCTTTTTCCCACCTGCCGGCGGTCGACTGCGACACGCCTAGTCGCTCAGCGAATTCCGCCTGGCTTAAACCTAAGGTCGTACGAATCGCGCTAATTTTGCGGGCTAGTTGCTTGGTCATGCGTGACGCATAATCTCAAAGCGCCGCTGGGTAAAAAGCGCGGACGCATAATCACGCTTGACCGCATAATGCGTATGCGCATAAATGCGCGACATGGACAGCATCCTTGAAATCAGGAAAGCGCTGAACATCTCGCAGGCCGAGATGGCAGATCGGCTTGGCCTGCACCAGTCGTCGATCTCCCGCCTAGAGCGCAACGAGATTGTTCCTGACAAGCGTACAATGATCGCGGCGCAAGCTCTGCTTTCGGCATCACGCACGCAGAGCGCGAACGCGTGAGCGCGGCGCGCCAGGTCGCTTACGGCGGCCCTCTCCACCGGATCGCGAACAAGCCCGTTAAGGGCGGCGGCGCGCGCATCGCGCTGATGCCGGACCATCCTGCGATCCGCGAGGGGCGGACCCTGTTCCGGTCGCGCGTCGTCCACCCCGACGTTAGCCCCCGCCTGCTCGTCTCCGGCGAGAACCAGCGCAAGATCGGCAAGCGCATCACGAAAGGCCGCTGGAAGGGCTTTCCGCTCTACACCCTGACCTTGGAAGAGCGCGCGACCTGCCCCCGCACCTGTGGCGAGTGGTCGACCTGCTACGGCAACAATATGAATTGGTCGCGTCGGCACGTAGCCGGGATCGACCTCGAGGTTCGCCTGATCGCCGAAGCGCTCTCTCTTGCCGAGCGTCATCCCAACGGCTTCGCGGTCCGTCTGCATATCCTGGGCGACTTCTACAGTCTTGCTTATGTCGACCTGTGGGCGAACCTGCTGGCCGAAGTGCCGCAGCTGCACGTGTTCGGTTTCACCGCGCGTGATCCCGAGGACGACATCGGATCGGCCGTCGCGGCGCTGAACTACGATTGGCCCGACCGGTGGGTAGTACGGTTTTCCGGGATCGACAGTCTCGTGATCGACACCGCTGCCGACAGCCAGCATGTCCTGTGCCCGGTCCAGACCGGCAAGACCGACTGCTGCGGCACCTGCGGCCTGTGCTGGACGATGGACCGCCCCGTAGAATTCGTGAGGCACTGACCCATGGTCCGCCTCGCCTTCGGATACCTGCTTCTCGCGGCCGGCATGATGCTGTGCCTGTACCTGGCGCTCGTGAAGATCGCACCCCTCGACCTCCCGACGGCCGGGCATCCCCCGGCCGCGCCCGAGCCGCTGTCCATCTACCCCCTGCCCAGCGGCTCGGGCGATTCTGTTCACATGTCCACTCATGCCGCCGAGGTATCCCAACTGTGACCCGACAATCTACGCCGCAGCGCAGCATATTTTCCGCATCAAACGCCCGTGAGGTGATCGCCGCCTCGCTGCAGGCGATCAAGGAAGAGAACGGCTACACCGACGAGGATCTCGGTCGCATTCTCGGCAAGAGCGAGGACATGGCCGGGAACTACCGCAAGGGCCTGAGCGGCATGGACGCTTTCAGCCTGCTCGCGGCATGGCGTGAGTGGAACGGACACTTCATCGGCCCGATCCGCCGCTTCGTCGAGGGTAGCCGTCCGGTCCCGACCGACGACCGTGCGTCTGCCCATGCGATTCTGCAGGCGGCGGTCACAATGTCCGATGCTCTGACGACCTGCGACGAGATCGACCTCGAAGCCGTGCGCGCGAACCGTAAGCAGCTGGAGAAGGCGCGCGACGCGATCGACGAGCAGCTGGCGAAACTACGGCCGACGGCCTGATGCCATGGAAGCGGGGGTAGCGGAAGCCGAGAAGCTCATGGCCGCAATGCCGGTCGTGGCTCCAACGCTCGATAGCTTGGAGGCGGTGGTCCGCATTGCCGAGAACCGCGTCCGCCGCGCCGCCATCAAGCGTGCTGCTGCCGATGCCGAAGAGGCCGATGCCCTCCGCGATTTGCACGCGGCCCGCAAGGCTCGCGCCGACTGGATCGCTGGCAGCGCCGATCGCGACGACCAAATGTTGATGCTCTGAAGGACCTGTTATGGCCGAAACCACTGACGATCGCCTCCGCCTTCTGATCGAGCGCATCGAGCGCCTGGAAGAAGAGAAGAAGGGCGTCGGCGACGATATCCGCGACGTCTACAACGAGGGCAAGGCCGTTGGCTACGACACGCGCATGATGCGCATGGTTGTCCAGCTTCGGAAGATGAAGCCCGACGACCGCCGCGAAATGGAGATGCTCCTCGACACCTACAAGGCCGCGTTGGGGATCGACTGATGGCTACGGCTCTAGCCCCTTGGGGGCATGACGCCCTTGCCGCAGATCTCGCGCGCAAGCTGCGCAACGACGGCAAGTGCTGGACATGGCTCAATGCGACCATCGGCGCATGGTCCGGGCCGCGCCCCGATATCATGGCGTTTCCGCGCTACCGCTACGACTGCCCGCAAATCCTTGCCTACGAGATCAAGGTTTCGCGCTCGGACCTGCTGAGCGACCTCAACAGCGGCAAGTGGCGCAAGTACCAGGAACACTGCCAGTCGGTGACGTTCGCGATGCCCCACGGTATCGCCAAGGCCGACGAGATCCCGGCTGAGTGCGGCGTCATGTTCCGCACCGGTCGCGGCTGGCGCACCGAGCGTCGGGCGACCAACATCGGCTCCGCCTGCTCGATCCAGGCGATGGCGAAGCTGCTGACCTGCCATCCGTCGCAGGAGCCCCGGCCGGAGCTACCGAAGTACGAGCAGGATGGTCTCGCCCGCCACGCCCGCGACCGGTTCACCAGGGCGCGCGGCAACGAGATCGGATATGCGCTCGCCCGGCTTGCCGCCGACATGGCGGAGGGCATCGACCCGGCGAAGCACGCGCGGGAGAAGGCCGAGAAGATCCTTGTCGACGCGCATGCCGAAGCCGAGGAGCTTCGCAAGCAGCTGGTGCCCCTGCTGTCCGCCCTCGGTCTGCCGGAGAAGGCTGATTCGTGGACCGTGCGGGAACGTGTGCGCCGCGCCATCGCCGAGCTCGCGGCCGACGAGCATGTTTCCCGCGCGCGCAATGCGCTCGCCGAGGTCACGCTCGCCGTTGAACGCGCACAGGCGGTGCTCTCGTGACGCCGAAACAGGAATACGAGCGTCGGAAGTACCTGCCCGGGCAGATCGAGGCGACGCGCCGCAAGTTGGCCATGCTGGAGCGCAAGGCTGTACGGTACGGCATGCGCGACCTGCTGCGTACGGAGCGCCGCGCGTGATCGAGGTCGATCTCCCCTATCCCCATGCCTACCTGTGGCCGAACCGACGCCCTGCGACGAAGCAGGCGGCATCGGCCCGGGTAAGCCAACACCGGACGTGGGCGTTTCACGCCACCATGGCGGATCCCGCCTGGCGCAGCTTCGTGCCCGGCGCCAGTGTGCCCGTGCACATCATCGTCAGCCGCAAGGCCGCTGGCGTCTACCCCGACCGTGACAACACGGTTGCTGCCGCCAAGGCCTACCTCGACGGGATCGCTGACCGCCTCGGCTTCAACGACCGCTTGTTCGCTGCGCCGACGGTAGAGTTCATTCCGCTTATCAACGGCCGGTTCCTCTTCCAGATCGGTGGCGCCCCTCGGTGAAGATCTCTGAACTCATGCAGGCCATGAGCGATGCCGGTGCCCCCATGGAGGCGATCCTCATCGCCGTCCGCGCCATTGAAGAGCGTGAGGCGCAGATTGCTGCGCGTGATGAAGCCTTGGACGGGAAGAAGGCGAAGGATGCAGCCCGCAAGCGCGCCGAACGCCAAGCCGCGCGCTTTGTGTCCGACAATGTCCAAGGACAGTCCACGGACAATCCACGGACGGTCCAAGGACAATCCACGGACGGTCCCGGGATTGTCCAGGACGAACCCTCCCTTCCCCTCCTCCCCAATGAAAATAATTCTAACCCCACCACCCCTACCCACCCGGAAAACCCAACCCCGCCCGCGCGTAAGGGAACCCGGCTTCCGGCAGCCTGGGAGCCCGCCGCTCTGGATGGCCCGACAGCCGACGAGGTTTCGGCATGGCCGGTGGGTGCGATCGAGCGGGAACTCTCGAAATTCCGGGATTGGGCCAAGGGCGCGCCCGGCGTGAAGGGCGTGAAGTCCGATTGGGACGCAACCTGGCGGAACTGGCTCCGCCGAGCACAAGAGGAAGGACGGTACGGCAATGGAACACATCGGAACGACGGTAGGTCGCCTGCTCCCCGGAATGCCGGGCGCCCTCGTGACGGAGCTATCGCTGAGCTCGATCGCCAGCTTGGGCTCGACGGCTTTGGCGAACCGCTTGGACGATGGGATGCTGGCGGCGGTCCAGGCTCTCGCGGCCGCTCCGTTGCCCGCACCTGAGCCGTGCGACGCCCAGCATTTCAACCAGTGCCTGCGTGTGCTGCTGGCGAACCTGCCGAAGCGCAATTCCGATGACATCAGCGGAAAGCTCCTGATCTCAACCTACCAGAAGAAGCTCGGCAACCTCCCGAAGGATCAGATCAGCTTCATCGCTGACCGGGCCATCACCGAATGCGAGTGGTTCCCTTCGATCGCCGAGTGCCTGCGCTTGGCGGAAGGCTGGGAGCGGAACGACGATGCAGTGCGGGTTCGCCGCGAAGCCACGGTCGCCGCACGCTGGGAGAGACAGGCCCGATTCGAGGAGATGATGGCCCGCCTCGCCGCCGGCGACGTGGACCAGTCGGAGATCGATGGCCTGCCGGTGTCCTGGCTCGAAGTTGCCGAGACGCGCGGCCACCTGCGCCGCGAGGACGGCGGCCGGTACACTTCGCGCATCCCTGCAAAGGCCTAATCCATGGAGCTGGGGGTCATAGTCTCGCGCCACGCCATTGCGCGCTACCGCGAGCGGGTCCGCGACATGCCGGATAGCGAGATCGTCGCCGCGCTCTCGGGTCCTGCGTTCGTGAAAGCCGCAGACTTTGGAGCGCCCTACGTGAAGCTCGGGACCGGCCAGCATGTCGTCATCACTGGCAGGCGCATCGCCACGGTCCTGGCGAAGGATACCTGGCTGGCGACCTTGTCGACCACCAGCATTTTCAATCTCAAGTACGCGAGGTCCTGAATGTACGCGGGGGAAGTCACCACCACCGATGCCGCGCCGGTATCATCTGCCAACATCTGCGCCTGCGGCACGCCGATCAGCCCGCACTCACGCGGCTCGTGCATCAAGTGCGGGCACGCGAAGATGCGCCGCGGTGTTCCCGACGACTTTGCCGAGATCCTGCGCCGCCTCGGATCGCAGGGAGCGGCCAAGCACTACAAGACTTCGCTGAGCACGCTGACCCGCTGGCGCCGCGAGTGCGGGATGGCCAAGCACCACCGCGCCAAGCCCTCGGCCGGGACCGGGATGCGCCGCACCGGCTTTGCCGAGCGCCCGCTGATGCATGCCCGCGACATGTCGTTCGTCGGACGGTCTGCGGACTACCTGCGCCGCTACGGCTCGATCCACCGCTGCAACCACGATGGCAGCTTCAACCCCAAGGGCGATCACTGGCGCCGGAACAACCGGGTAGTGACCTCCGACCATATCGTGAAGATCGCGATCAACCTGGGCTTCCGGTACGAGTACGACATTGCCCCCGGCGAAGTCCCCGCCGGGTTCGCCTCGGTCGCGGAGACGGGCGTGCGCAACGCCGAGAAGTTCTTCGGCCTGTCCCGCCGCACGGTCGCCCAGTGGAAGCGCGAGCGTTGCCCTGCCCCGCGTGGTGCGCGCCGCAAGGATACGCCGACCGACCTGACGACGATATCCGGACGCCTGAGCCTGCGCGCCATGGCCGACCACTACCAGGTATCGAAGGGCACCGTGATACGCTGGTTACGGGAAGCTGACGTCTCGATCGCCGAGCGCAAGAGCCTCGGAAAGCGGCTGAATTCCTAGCTGCGCATAGCCGGAACAATTTTGAACCAACTCAGGCAAAGATTTTTTCATGAAGAAAACGGCAGTGAAATCGAGGCCCCAGCCGCCCGCCGCTCTAATGGAAGCCCATGATGAGCAGTTCGTTCCCGACCATAAGTTCCGGGACTGGATCGTCTCGACCTTCATCGATGGCGAGGGGCATCTGCATAACCCGGATCACCAGCACCTGCGCTTCGCGGACATCGGTGTCCTGTGGACCAACGTCGACAACAGCCGGAACATGCGGACGGTCATTGGGCAGGCTGAACTGATGCCGCCCATGGCGATGGGGAAGTGGCAGCGCGCCCGCGCCGAGCAGCAGATCGCCGATTGGTTCGACGGCATGCCCACGTTCGTCCTGACCTTCCACGCCAAGTGGGCATCGATCATGGACGACGCCAGCTTCTGCGCGCTCGTGGAACACGAGCTCTACCACTGCGCGCAGAAGAAGGACGATCACGGCCAGCCGAAGTTTACCCAGGCGGGCCTGCCATCGTTCGGGATTCGTGGACACGACGTTGAAGAGTTCGTCGGTGTCGTCGCCCGATATGGTCCGACCGCAGAGGTGTCGCGGATGGTGGAGGCCGCGCTCGGGGACCGTGGAACCAGCCGCCTCGATGTCGCTCGCGCGTGCGGCACCTGTCATTTGAAGGCGGCTTGATATGGCGTTGAAACCGAAACGGAAGCGCCCGGAGCGGCGTCTCGACGACACGGCGAAGGCCTACATCGTGCACGCGCTGGCCATGTTCGACACGCCGACGATGGTGTCGAAGAGCCTGAAGGAAGACCTTGGCGTCGATGCGAGCCCGCAGCTGGTCGAGAGCTACAACCCGACGAAGCGGGCGGGTCGCAATCTCTCCGACAAGTGGAAGACGATGTTCGAGGAGGCGCGCAAGGCGTTTCTCGAAGACGCGAGTTCGATCCCGATCGCGAACCGGTCGGCCCGCCTGCGCGCGCTGCAGCGCATGGCCACGAAGGCGGAGCACATGGGGAACATGGCGATGGTGTCCAAGCTGCTGGAGCAGGCGGCGAAGGAGATGGGCAACGCCTTCACGAACAAGATCGACCTGCAGTCCAGCGATGGGACCATGAGCCCGCCGTCGCTGAACGACTTCTACGGCGGGCTCCGCAAGGCGCAGGAGGGCAATGCAGATGGCTGATTTTCTGACGATCGCCGTGATGGCGGTGATGACCGGCGCGTGGATGTGGCATCACGAGGCGCACGTCGTTGCCTGGGTTGAACTGGATGACCTGGGAGACAAGGCATGAGCACGAACGACGAGCGCGAGACGCTGCACAAGATCGCTACGAACGCGATCGAGGTGCTTACGGTCTACGACAAGCTAGCTGGTGCAGCATTCGAAGCGGCCCTCGCCTCCCTGCCCGCCCCAGCCCCGGCGGCGGAATGTCAGGATCCGAAGTGCTTCCATTGCGGCGACAGTGGCGAAATCTTCGGCCATGCCGACGACTGCGACAACGACAGCTGCTCGCTGAACGGCGACATCGATAGCTGTCTCGGTAAGGTTGAGCCGTGTGAATGCGCCGAACCTGCAAGCGATCCTTGCAAGTTGGTGGTGGCTGATCGTAACGCGATGATCGACGCCGCCCGCCGCGCAATTACCGATCGCTATTACGCAGGTGGTAAAGTTCGCCAGATGACGGCGGTCAAACCCCGCGAACTCGCAGAGCTTGTACTGGACGCGGCATTACCTCTCGTCTTCGCCCAGCAAGCGCCCGCGACGGGTGGTGAGGAGGCCGAAGTTACCGCCTGGGACATTGCGCAGGCCGAGCGTCACTATCCGCCCTCAAGCTGGAGGCGCGAGGCCATCATGGACCTTGCACGGTTCGTGGCATCAGTTCGGGTCGCGGCCCTGTCCGCAAAGGACGGCACTGCATGATCGGCAAGCTGCTTTGCATGATCGGCATCCACGCATGGCATCGGACTGGGCGCGTCACTGACAGACAGCGCGGCATCAGCAAGCTGATCTGCACCCGCTGCGGAACCCGCAAATGGTGGCGCGCATGAGTGGTTGGGCATTAACCAGCCGGCGCCGTCGTCTTCGTAAGGCACTGAGAGAACGGGACGGAGACGCCTGCTGCTGGTGCTGGCTACCGATGCTGTTCGGCCTTCGGATGCGTCATCATAAGCTGATCCCGACCATCGAGCACATTACCCCGCGATCGGAAGGCGGTTCTGACGACCTCGATAACCTCGTGCTGGCCCATCGCATCTGCAACCAGCGCCGCGCACAGGCAACGCGGATATGAGGGTCAAGGTCACCGAGCGGGACCTGCGCCACGGTGCCAACTCGGTGCGCTTCGGCAACGCCATCCTCGCGTGCGAGGGTTACGCGCCCTCGTGCTCGGATCAGGGCCGCTGCGCCATGGACGGCCGGTGCTTCGCCAGCGCCCCGCACCTCGTCGCCGCGCGCATGATCGAAAGCCTCATACCGAAGGACGGCCGGGCCGGGATGCACTACGCCTACCTGCGACAGGCCGCGCAGAACCTGCGCGAGAAACGCGTCCACCTGTGAACGCGCATACGTCCATTCCCCTGCCCGGCCTTGGGCACAACGGCGGACCTACCCTCAATCCCGTCCTGCAGCCGTTCTGGCTCGCCGCCAACAATGAGCGTGGCGAGCCTATCCGCAACCGCGTGCTCTACGGCGGCCGCGCGTCGTCGAAGTCGTGGGATGCTGCAGGCTTCGCGATCTTCCTCGCCTGCAACATCAAGATCCGTGTCCTCTGTGCCCGCCAGTTCCAGAACAAGATCGAGGAATCGGTCTACGCCCTGCTCAAGGTCCAGATCGAGCGCTTCGGCCTGCAGGAGCAGTTCCGGATCCTCGACAACCGCATCGTCCACAAGCGGACGGGCAGCGAGTTCCTGTTCTACGGCCTGTGGCGGCACATCAGCGAGATCAAGTCCCTCGAAGGGATCGACATCTGCTGGCTCGAAGAGGCGCATGCCGTCACCGAGGATCAGTGGAAGGTGCTGGAGCCGACCATCCGTAAGGAGGGCTCGCAGTTCTGGATCATCTTCAACCCGCAGCTGTCCACCGACTTCGCCTGGCGCCGGTTCGTCGTGAACCCGCCGCCGGGGACGATCGTGCGCGGCATCAACTACAACGAGAACCCCTTCCTCTCCACGACGATGCTCGCGGTGATCGCCGCAGCGGCAGCCGAGGACGAGGAGGAGTTCAACCATATCTACCTCGGTGTCCCGCGCGACGACGATGACGCCGTGGTCATCAAGCGCTCGTGGGTCATGTCGGCCGTCGACGCGCACACCAAGCTCGGCATCGAGGTCAGCGGCCGCAAGCGCCTCGGCTTCGACGTCGCCGACGACGGGCCGGATCGCAATGCCCTCGTGCTTGCTCACGGCCCGCTCGCCATGTGGTCCGACCTATGGAAGGGCGGCGAAGACGAACTGCTCAAGTCGGCGACGCGCGCATGGAACGTCGCGGTCGAGCACGAAGCCGAGCTCATGTTCGACAGCATCGGCGTCGGCGCAGGTGTGGGCGGCAAAATCAACGAGTTGAACGGCATGCGCGAGCATCAGGCGGCCCGCCGCTACGTCAACCACATGGGGTTCAACGCCGGCGGCGCCGTGCACCGGCCCGATGACATCTACGCACGGTCCCACCCTCCCCGCACCAACAAGGACATGTTCTCGAACATCAAGGCGCAGGCATGGTGGGGCGTCGCCGACCGGCTGCGCAACGTCCACAATGCTATTCGCGGCTTCGGCGAGGATGGCGTGCGCACCGACAGCTTCGATCAGTCGGAGATGATCTTCATCGACGGGGGCATGCCGAACCTGTCAAAGATCATCGACGAGCTATGCACGCCCAAGCGTGACTTCGACGGTGCGGGCAAGGTCAAGGTCGAGAGCAAGAAGGACCTGGCGAAGCCGAACCGAGTAGGCGGCCCCCGCCCGTCCCCGAACCTCGCCGACGCCTTCATCATGGCATATGGACCGGGTCAGGCGGCGATCCAGATGCATCCGGATGCTCTGAAGATGGCAATGGGGCGTCGCTGACCTGCTCCGCCAGTTGCTTGCGGATCTGCTCCTGGATGATGAACTGCTCCAGCGCGTCGGCGAGATCGGACACCTTGATTCCCATGCCCGCGCCATACCACGTGCCGCTGCCCGGTAACATGGACCTTACACCGTCGCTGTGAGGGACCATGTTCGACCGCATTCGCGCTGCGTGGCGCGCCTTCTGGAACGGCACCACTGCCCCGGCCGCCATCGCCCTTCCCTCGCCCGCGCCAGAGGACCGCAAGCCCATGCAGGTCCACCGCGCCGCACTGTGGGAGGCCGATCGCGGCGGCGTGCAGGCATTCGATCAGGAAGCCCTGTTCCGCGCGCTGGAGCCGATGCCCGGCGTTCTGCCGGAGGGCATGGCTTTCGACGCCGTCTCCCCGTCCTTCGATATGCTCGCCGCCTACGGGATGGACCAGATGTTCCACGAGGGCCTCGGGTTCCTCGGATATCCGTACCTCGCCGAGCTCAGCCAGCGTGCCGAGTACCGCAAAGTCGCCTCGATCTGGGCGGACCACTGCACCCGCAAGTGGATCAAGATTCACGGCGATGACGAAAAGGTGAAGGAACTCACCGCAAAACTGGAAGACCTGAAGGTCCGCGACTTGTTCCGGGAGGCGATCGAGAAGGAATGTCACTTCGGCCGGATGCAGATATTCGTCGATTTCGGCGACTGGAACGATGACATCGAGATCGCGGCGCCGCTGGCGATCCGCAAGGAAAAGATCACGCAGAAGCGGCCCCTCAAGGCCATCCGCCTCGTCGAGCCCATGTGGAGTTATCCGGGCGTCTACGGCTCGACCGACCCGCTTGCACCTGACTTCTACAAGCCCAAGGAATGGTATGTCTCGGGTCGCCGGGTCCATTCCTCGCGCCTTCTGACCCTCGTAGGCCACGATGTGCCCAACATGCTCAAGCCCGCCTATGCGTTCGGCGGCGTATCCCTCACTCAGATGTGCAAGCCCTACGTCGATAACTGGCTTCGCACCCGGCAGGCGGTGTCCGACCTCGTCAACGCCTTCTCTGTGATGGTGCTCGCCACCGACATGGACCAGGTGCTGCAGGCGAACCTGACGGCGACGCAGAACCTCTATCAGCGCCTCGACGTTTTCAACGCCACCCGCGACAACCGGGGCATCTTCGCGCTCAACAAGAACAGCGAGGAGTTTTCCAACGTCTCGGCACCGATCGCGGGGCTGCACGAACTGCAGGCGCAGTCACAGGAGCAGATGTCGTCGGTGTCGAGCATCCCGCTCGTGATCCTGCTGGGCATCACGCCCAAAGGCCTGAATGCGTCCTCGGAGGGTGAATTCCGCGTCTTCTACGATGCGATTCTCGGCTACAATGAGAAGGTCGTCGCCGATCCTCTCCGCAAGATCATCGACATGGTCCAGTTGTCCCTGTGGGGTGACATCGACCCGGAGATCACCTTCGAGTTCGAATCCCTGTGGGAGATGAGCGACAAGGACAAGGCGGACATCCGCAAGTCCGATGCCGATGCTGCCGCGATCTACCTGGAGCATGGCGTGGTCGATGCCGAGGAGGAGCGCGAGCGCCTCCGCAACGACGAAACCAGCATGTACCACGGCGTGAACCTCGAAGGCGCCGCCCCTGAGGACAACGACGAGGATACTGAGGGCGAAGGTGACGAAGACGAGGTCACCGGCGCGCAGGATGCCCGCACCGCCCATGCTGCCGGCGTCATGTGCACGCTGCCTGATGGCCGCATGCTGTTCCTCCGCCGTTCCGACGACAGCGACCGTCACCCCGGCAAGTGGTGCTGGCCAGGTGGCAAGATCGATGCTGGCGAGGACGCCTATGAAGCGGCCATGCGCGAACTGTTCGAAGAGACGGGCTTCGATGACGTCATGCTCGGCCTTCCCGTCGACGTGCGTGACGGCTTCATCACTTTCCGCGCAGACCTTTCCGCCCCGTTCGATCCTGAGTTGAACGGTGAGCACACGGCCGCCGTCTGGGCTCATCCGCTTGACGTGCCCGGCCAGCTGCACCCCGGAGTTGCCGCCACGCTCAAGGCCATGTGACCATGCGCCGCCCTGCCCCGGTGACGCTGGCACCGATCAGGCCATCTGCGCCGATCCGTGAGAAGTACGAGGCTCGGGCCGTCGCCGAGGTCGAGCGCATGCACAAGGACATCGTGCGTGAGATCAGCGCCGCATGGAAGCGGAACACGCCGGAGACGGTCCTGTTCGGCTCGGACGAGACGTCCACGGCGGCCCTGCAGCGCGTGTTCAACCTGCTTGCGCGCAAGTGGCTCAAGCGGTTCGATACCTTGTCGGACAATCTGGCGGACTACTTCGCGCAGGCCATCAAAGACCGGTGCGATACCACGTTGCAGGCCAGCCTCCGGCGCGGCGGGTTCTCGGTCAAGTTCAAGATGACCGATACCATGCGCGACGCCTACAACGCCGTGCGCGCAGAGAACGTTGGCCTGATCCGGTCGATAGGTGAGCAGCACCTGTCCAATGTTGAGACGCTCGTGATGCAGTCGGTCAGCACCGGCCGGGACCTGAAGACGCTCACCGCCCAGCTGCAGAAGCAGACGGGCATCACGAAGCGCCGCGCCGCGCACATCGCCATGCACCAGAACAACATGGCCACCGCCACCATGCGCAGCGTACGCGAGCGCGAGCTTGGCGTAACCGAGGGCATCTGGATGCACAGCGGCGGTGGCCGCGAGCCCCGTGCCAGCCACAAGGCGTTCTCGGGCAAACGGTTCAAGCTGGCAGAGGGGCATGATTTTGGGGACGGGTTCGGCCATGTCCTTCCCGGTCAGGCCATCAACTGCCACTGCACCTGGCGCGCCGTGATCCCCGGCTTCACCTGACAGGCGCTAACCTGAGGTTACAGCCTCGGAGCCGCCGCAGATGACTACCATTCTCCTCGCTATGGATCGCGCATCGGTGCGCCGCCGCGACGCCAACGGCTACCTCCACGTCGAGATCAGCAATCTCTCGAAAGCGAACATCTGCCCCTACATGGGTTCGGAAATCCCGAACTGGCGCGACCTGGGGCTTGAGCCGGATCGCGTCTATCGGCTCTACCGCGATCCCGAGGAACTGGCGCGCGGCGCCCACACCTTCAACAACATCCCGCTTCTGTCCGAGCACCTACCGGTCAACCCCGACCTCTGGGACGACGAAATCCCGAATGAGGTGAAGATCGGCAGCACCGGCACCGACGCCGTGTTCGTGATCCCGTACCTGCAGAACAGCCTGGTTGTCTGGTCTGCCCGCTACCAGCAGGCGATCGACGACGAGACGCAGCGAGAGCTCTCCTGCGGCTACCGCTACCGCGCCGACATGACCCCCGGCCAGACGGCCGACGGTTTGCATTACGACGGTGTAATGCGGGACATCATGGGCAACCACGTTGCACTCGTCATTGAAGGGCGCGCTGGTCCTGACGTTGTTGTCGGAGACGAACTGATGAAGCTCAAGTCGCGCACCGCGCTTATGATTTCCGGGGCTCTGCAGGCCACGGTCCGCCCGCTGCTCGCCGCCGACGCCAAGGTGGACCTGAGCAGCGCCCTGATGGCCTGCGATGCTGCGTCGCTCGGCAAGGCCAGCGGCCGCAAGAAGGCCGCCGAGCAGGTGCTTGCACTGGTTGCCCCTCACCTCGCGGCCGACAAGTCGATCGACCTCGACGGCATCGGCGCTGTGATTGCCTCGATTTCTCCGATGGCCCTCGACGAGGACAAGATCGAGGAAGCCGAGGATGAAGACCCGGAGGCCGCCGAAGACGACGATCCGGACGCTGCCGAGGATGAAGATCCCGACGGCGCGGAAGACGAGGATGACGACGACAAGCCCAAGGGCATGGACGCCGCCACCGTGCGCAAGCTGATCTCGCAGGCCGAAGATCGCGGCGCTCGCCGCGTTGCCGCCCTCGATCAGGCGCGCGCGGACGTGAAGCCGCTCGTCGGCGAAGTCGTCGGCATGGACAGCGCGCAGGCCATCTACGCCTTCGCCCTCGACACCGCAGGCTATGACAAGGCCGACCTCAAGGGTGCCAAAGTCTCCACGCTGCGCGCCATGGTCGCACGCGAGGTCGAACTGGCAAAGCCGAAGCAGCCGCTGGCGCTCGATAGTGCCGCCACCAAGCGTGCGAACGACAGCTTCGCCGATCTCTACGGGAGCAAGTAAGCCATGACCGGTTTCCAGACCAGCGTCGCCCGCAACCTCGCCCTTGGCATGCCCGGCGACTTCGCGACCGCGAACCCCTATTCGAGCGTGCCCGCGCTCTCCGGCGAACTGACGGCTGGCCCGCTGGGCGTCCTGATCGCCGCATGGGCATGGGCCGATGACACGACCGGTGTCGTCACCAATGCCAAGCCGGGCTCGAACGCCAACCGCCAGGGCTTTGTCGGCCTCAAGCAGCGCGCGGTCATCACCGGCTACATGGCCGAATCCACGATGACCATCAATGCGGGCATGGAGGTCACGCTCTACAACGGCGGCGACTTCTTCGTGCGCGCGACCGCAACCGTCACGATCGGCCAGAAGGTGTTCGTCAACACCACGACCGGCGCGATCACCTTCGCCGCTGCTGGCGCCACCGTCGCCGGCAGCGAGGAGAAGAAGTTCTTCGCCATGACCGCCGGTGTTTCCGGCGACGTCATCATCATCTCGGACAAGGGCTTCTGATATGACCACCCCTCGCCTTTCGGAACATCGCAATCGCCTGGCGCGCGGCGGCGTCATCCTGCCCTCCGGCCTCGAATACATGCCCGAGGGCTGGCGCGAGAACGCGGACATTGCCATGGACGCGCAGCCCGCCCTGTTCAGCGTGCCGAACGCTGGCGTGCCGTCGCTGTTCACCACGTACATCGATCCGCGCCAGATCAAGGTCGTGTTCCAGCCCACCGTCGCCGCCGAGTTCTACGGCGAAGAGAAGATGGGCGACTGGACCACGGACACCGCGTCGTTCCCGCTGACCGAGCTGACCGGCTTCACGTCGGCATACGGCGACTTCAACAACAACGGCAAGTCGGGCGCGAACGCCAACTGGGTCAGCCGCCAGTCCTTCCACTTCCAGACCTTCACCCGCTGGGGTGAGCGTGAACTGGAGAAGTATGGAGAGGCACGCATCGATTGGGCATCGCTGCAGAGCGAGGCTAGCAGCGAGACCCTGAATCGCGCGCTCAACGCCAGCTACTTCTACGGCGTGACTGGTCTGAAGCTGTACGGAGGTACCAACGACCCTGCGCTCCCGGCCGCGATCTCGCCGGGCACCAAGGCCGCCGGCGGCCTGACCTGGGATGTCGGTACGGTCATCGAAATCTACAACGATTTCATGAAAATGTACAAGCAGCTGCAGGTCCAGATGCCTGCTCTCGTGAACATGTCCTCGGCGATGGACTGGGGTATCCCGAACACTCTCGAACCGGCGCTCGCCAAGACGAACGACTTCGGAAAGACGGTGAAGGAAATCATCCAGCAGTCGTTCCCGAACGTGAATATCACGGTCATTCCCGAGTTCGTCACCGGCTCGGGCAACCTGATGCAGCTGAAGCTGCGCGACGTGAAGGGCATGCCGGTCACCAAGTCCGCATTCACCGAGAAGATGCGCCTCCACCCGGTGCTCGTGATGGCCTCGGGCTGGGAGCAGAAGAAGTCCGCCGGTACGTGGGGCAATGTCCTGCGCTACCCGATCGCCATCGTCCAGATGCTGGGAGCTTGATCCATGGCCGCTGCCACCAACACCGCCGCTGCCGTCGCGGCCGCCACCCTCACCGTGTGCTCGAAGCTGCCGTTCGACTTCGCAGCCGAGCACGGCGGGAAAACCGTCGTCTTCAAGGGCGGCAAGGCCATCGACCCGGTCACCCGCGAGCCGTACCTCACCGGCGGCTACGGCCTGACCCGCGATGTCGATGCCGACTGGTTCGCGGCATGGTCGGACGCCGTGGGCGACTTCAAGCCGCTGCAGACCGGCGCGATCTTCTCGTCGACTTCCAAGGATCCGGAAGCGGAAGCGGCCGAGATGAATGGCGAGGTCGCCACCGGCCTGGAGCAGAAGTCGGCCGAGGAACTCGGTGTCGAGGTCGTCGCCGACGACAAGAAGTAAGGATCGCACATGGCCATCGCGGTATTTGACTATACCGCCTGGATCACTCGGTATCCTGAGTTTGGGGCGGTCGGCGAACAGCGGGCCGCCCTATTCTTTGCCGAGGCTGGGCTGTACCTCGATAACACCGACGCCTCGCCCGTCGGGGACGTCACCGTTCGCCTGTTGCTGCTCAACATGCTGACCGCGCATATCGCGGTGGGTGCAGGCGCCCAGTCGCCAGGCGGCACGCCCGACGGCATGGTCGGGCGCGTGAGCTCTGCGACCGAGGGCGGCGTGACGGTCAGCTTCGACACCGGCCTTGAGGCAGGCACCGCGGCGTGGTTCCAACAGACCAGTTACGGCTTTGCATTCTGGCAGGCGACCAAGGGCCTGCGCAGCGCCATGTACGTCCCTGCCCCGCCGCGCATCACCGATCCGTGGAGGAGCGCCCGGTGGCGGAGGTAACCGGCGGCGATAAGCTGGCGGAGGCCATGGCCGCGCTGCGCGACCGTGTCCTGTCTGCGCAGGAGGTCCGCGTTGGTTTCCTCGAAGGCGCCTCCTACCCCGACGGCGACCTCAACGTGCCCACGGTCGCCGCGATCAACAACTTTGGCGCGCCCGAGGCTGGCATCCCTGCCCGCCCGTTCTTCACCGACATGGTCCTGCGCTGCTCGCCGGAATGGGGCGAGAAGTTCGCTGTCGTGCTGCAGTCGACGGACTATGACGTGAAGGCCGCGCTCGAGTTGATGGGCGTCGGAATGTCCGATCAGCTTCGCACCGAGATCATCGGTTTCGACAGCGTTCCCAACTCGCCGGTGACCGACCTCCTGAAGGAGCGGTTCCCCACTGGCGTCGGCGTGAAGTTCGATGACGTGCAGCAGGCTCGTATCGACGTCGCCAACGGCGAGGTAGCGGCACCTGGCAAGCCGCTCGTCTGGTCCGGCCAGATGCTCAGCAGTGTCGCCTCGGAGGTCGAGTGATGGTGAACCTGCGGGCCATCGCCAACCGCGCGACCAGTCGCATGAACCCGAACGTAGAGGGCGCGGCGCAGGTTTCGACGGGCTACATCACGTCGCCGGCGGGTAAGCGCGAGCCCGCATTTGCCGATGCCGTGCCCATCACGATCCAGATGCAGGCGCTGACCAAGCCGGAGATCGAGCATCTCGATGCGCTGAATATCCAGGGCACCGAGACGTCCGCCTTCGCGAACATGCAGTTGTCGGGCGTGGACGCGGTCAAGAACAAGGGCGCCGACGTCATCACCATCGGCACCGATCTCACAATTCCCGCTGACCTTCGCGGCTCCAAGTGGCTTGTCACCGCCGTCCTTGAGGGATGGGTGACGGCCGGATGGTGCAAGGTCGGCCTCACGAGGCAGAAGGCATGAGCGATACGTGGAACGGCCACCTCTACCTCCCTCAGGGCGAGGTCGTCAGCCAGAAGCCGAGCGTCTCGCTGACCGAGGAGCAGATATTCACCGGCCTGCGCGCGTTCCTGCTCAACGTGCTCGCGGACGATGTTGAAGTCTTCCAGGGCCAGGACAACAACGTGCCGATGCCGACGCGCGAAAACTTCGTGGTCATGACGGCATCGGCGCGCCAGCAGCTGTCGCAGACGGTGCACACCTACGACCCTGAGGAGGGGGAGAAGGAAATCAGCCGATCGACCTCGATGCACTTCCAACTCGACACCTACGGACCGAACGCCTCGGACAACGTGCAGGTCATCACGACGCTATTCCGGGATGCCTATGGCGTCGATTTCCTTCGCCCCTTCGGCCTCGCCCCCCTCTTCTGCGACGACGGCGCGCAGATGCCGCTGGTGACCGGCGAGAAGCAGTATCTCCAGCGCTGGACCATGCGCGGCGTGCTGCAGACCAACCTCGCAGTGACGCTCCCGGCCGAATTCGCCGACAATCTGATTACAACCTTGGTGGAGGTCACCTAAGATGACGAGCATTCCCGCATCGGCAATCGTGAACGTCCTGCCCGCCGTCATCGCTGCTGGTGGCTCGGGCCTGGACATCATCGGCCTGATGCTGACCGACAGCAGCCGTGTCCCGGCAGGATCGCGCCTGTCGTTCGCGTCGGCACCTGATGTCGCGGCCTATTTCGGCCCCCTCTCGACCGAGGCGACGCTGGCTGCGATCTATTTCGCCGGCTACGACAACTCGACGGTCAAGCCCGCCTCGCTGGTTTTCTGGCGCTACGCCCAGGCGGCGATTCCGGGTTTCCTGCGCAGCGCGCGCGTCGATGATTTGACGCTCGCCCAGCTGCAGGCGCTGACCGGCGTGCTCACCGTGAACTTCGGGGGCGTCGCGGCCACGTCGGCAGCGATCAATCTGGCGGGCGCGACGAGCTTCTCGAACGCGGCGGATCTGATCCAGGCGGGCTTCACCACGCCGAACTTCGCCGTCACCTATGACAGCGTTTCCGGCGCCTTCGTCTTCACCTCGACTGCAACCGGCGCCACCGCGACGGCCGTGTACGCAACGGGCACGCTCTCCACGCCCCTGCGCCTTACTCAGGCGGCCGGCGCGGTCATCAGCCAGGGTCAGGCAGCGAAGACGCCCGCTACCGGCATGGCCGAGGTCATCGACAACACGCAGGATTTCGTGTCGTTCATGACCACGTTCACCACGACCGACAGCGAGAAGCTCGCATTCGGCGCGTGGGCAGACGGGCAGAACAGCCGGTTCCTCTATGTGTCGTGGGACAACAATCCGGCTGCGAAGGCCACGGGCGACACGACCAGCGCACTCGCGCAGGCGATCGCCGACGGCTACGGCTCGATCGTCGGCATCTACGACCCCAACAATGGCGCGTCGGTCGCGGCCTTCCTCATGGGCGCCATCGCCTCAATCAACTTCACCGCGGCAAACGGCCGGGCCACGCTGGCATTCCGCACCGGATCCGTGAACCCGGGCGTCACGAACGCCACCGTCGCTGCCAACCTGAAGGCGAACGGGTACAACTTCGTCGGCTCCTACTCGACCGCCAACGACGAGTTCACGTTCTTCTTCCCCGGCCAGGTCACCGGCGACTTCGACTGGATCGACAGCTGGGTCTGTCAGGTCTGGATGAACAACGCCTTCCAGCTGGCCCTGATGAACCTGCTGACCTCGGTCGGCTCGATCCCGTATAACGCGGATGGCTATGCACTGATCGAGGCATCCCTGCGAGGTGTGGTGGACGATGCCGTCAACTTCGGCGCAATCCGCGCGGGTGTGACCCTGAGCGCGCAGCAGAAGGCCGAGATCAACACCATGGCCGGCGGCGACATTGCCGACACCGTCGAACAGCGAGGCTGGTTCATCCAGATCTCGGATGCGAGCCCGGCCGTGCGCGCTCAGCGCGGTTCACCGCCCTGCTACGTGTTCTACACCGATGGCCAGTCGGTCCAGACCATCACGCTCTCCAGCGTCCTCGTCCAGTAAGGGGCATCGAACATGGCGAACAATCGCACCCTCACGAGCGCCAATGCGATCCTCCTGATCGCCGTGGACCTCATCTTCCCGGTGGCCCAGCGCATCCAGGGGTTCTCGACCGACGACATCACCGACATCGATGCCGTCGAGCCGGGCGAGATGGTGATGGGCGTCGACGGCCGTCTCAGCGCCGGTTACGTGCCCACCTCATTCCGTCAGACGATCAACCTGCAGGCGGACAGCGAGAGCAACGACTTCTTCGACGTGTGGGCGACCTATGAGCGCAACCGCCGCGAGAAGTCCGCGGCATCGGGCACGCTGATCATCCCAGGCGTGAAGCGCCAGCACACGCTCTACCGGGGCTTCCTGCGCAGCTACAAGCCCATCCCGGCCCTGCGCAAGACGTCCCAGCCTCGCCCGTTCATCATCGAGTGGGAGCGTCACTACCCCGCTCCCTACATCGGCTAAGGGGCGGACATGGCTCGCAAACACAAGATCGTCACGATCGACGCCGAGGGTCGCGACAAGGGGAAGTCGTTCCTGATCGTCGAGAAGTCCGCCTGGGACAGCGAGAAATGGGCCACGCGCGCCCTGCTCACGCTGTCCAAGGCGGGCGTGGAGGTTCCGGACGATGTCATGCAGGCGGGGGCCATCGGCCTGCTGGCGATCGGCCTCGACGCCTTCCGGCAGTTAAGCTTCGACGAAGCGGAGCCGCTCCTCGCCGAGATGGTCGCCTGCATCCACTTCGTCCCGGACGCGGCCGCCAAGGACCCGATGACCGGCCGCCCGATGACGCGCGGCCTGATCATGCCTACCGAGGTGAATGACGGCGACATCGAGGAAGTGCCCACCCTGCTCAAGCTGCGTGCGGAGGCGCTTGAGCTGCACGTGGGTTTTTCGATCAGCGCCGCCATCTCGACCTTGATGGCCATGACGGCGCGCAATTCGAGCCGACCCCGTACGCAAACGTCCCCGGATCCTGCGGAGCCGCCATTGGAGCAGGTCGAGCCAGCCTGATCGACCTGCAGACGGTGTACGGCCTTGAGGACGTGTACGACCTGCTGGAGGTGATGGCCGTCGGCAACCAGAACGAGCGACGGGCCACGGAGGCGGCAAAACGCGATCCAGGTGGATGATTCGTCGCCTTGTGGAAACATAGCGTTCGTGCTGAAAAGCACGACATGGGGTTCATCGGCTTATTAATATTCTGGCTACTTTGCGCGTTTGCCTGCGAAATAATGGCCAACGCGAAAGGCAGAAGCGGTTGCCTTCACTCCCTCCTGGGACTTTTGTTTGGTCCATTGTGGGTTATCGTCACTGCACTGATGCCTACCGATACAGATGCGCTGGAACGCAGGTCGGTCAATAGCGGAAAGATGCGCAGATGTGTGTACTGCGCGGAAGCCATTCGGAATGAGGCTGTCGTCTGCAGATATTGCGGGCATGAAATTGAACCCTTACCGGCTCCGACATTCATTCAATACGTGGCTAACTATGCCGGTCCGTTGGGCGCATTGGTCGCGATCGTAATAGGGTTGTACTTCGCCGGAACGATCAACGCGGAACAGCCGATTGATGATATAACTGAAGCGCCCTTTCCACTTGCGACATATCCATCGCAATTCGTGGAACCGCGCGACCCGACGCCGGCAGAGGAGGATCTCCAGCCGGAGGCGTTACCATCTGCTCAAGGCGATGCATCACCCGCCAGCGATGCCCCTTCGGACGCAAGCCCTCCCGATCAAGAGATGGAGGGCATGAAGTCTCTGGCTTTGTCTCTCGATGAGCAATGCCGTGGAGGAGCTCACGCGCCGGACGATGCTGTGTGCAGACGCCGAGATAAAGCCTACGACTATTTGAAATTCCGAGGTGTTTGCTGGGCCTACAGCGACCCAGCCATAGCTCCGCCGCAATACAATTGGCATGATTGCAGCCAGGCGAGCCCGTAGGCGTCAGTTCCCATGATAGCCTGAGGTTACAACCTCGGGGTTCCCATGGCCACGCATATCCTAGACGCATTCCTGATCAAGTTCGGCATCGAAACCAGCGAGTTCGAGGATAGCGAGCGCGATATCCGCGACCGCTCCAAGCGCCTGCGGGAGGACTCGAAGAAGACCTTCGACGGCATGGAGGCCGGGAGCAAGAAGTTCGGCTCCTCAATCAAGAACGTCCGTAACGAGGTCGTTGGCCTGGGTCTCGCATTCATGGGCGCCCGCTCGATCACGGATATGATCGGGAACATGATGACCGGCGCAGCGTCGGCGGAGCGCTTGGGCACCACAATGGGTATGACCACCCGTCAGGTGTGGTCCTGGCGCCAGGCGATGAAGGGCGTCGGGGGGCAGAACGGAGATGCCGACGCGGCGCTGCAGTCGATCCAGAAGCTGCGGATGGCATTCCAGCAGGGGCAGATTGATCCGGCGTCCTCTGGTATACTGTCTCGCCTGGGTGTCAGCGGCAATGACCTGCGTAACAGCAACCCCGGCGACATCATGCGCAAACTCTCGGGCGCGCAGTCCCGCATGGACCCGGAATTGTTCTCCAGCCTGCTCTCGCAGATCGGCTTGAGTGGGCCTGTCACGTATTTCCTGATGAAGGGCCAAAGCAGCGTGGAGCAGCTGCTAGACAAGTACGAGGAAAGTGCGGACCAGCAGGAGGAACTGGCAAAAAAGACCGAGGACGTCCAGCAGAAGATGGCCGAGCTTAACACGAGCATTCAGGGAAAGCTTGTTCCTGTTCTCGTGCGCGTTGCAGACGGTCTCGAAAAAATTCTATCGATCCTTCCTGGCGGCGGCGACGCGAAGACGAGGTCTTCTTCCGAGGGCCGTAAGGTGCTTTGGGAAGACAAGGTATTCGGCGGGCTGTTCACGATATACGCGGACAAGGCACCCAAGCCAGGTGGTCAGAACCTTGCGCAATCACGAGGTCAGGCGCCGGTCGGCGCTTTGAACTCCGGCAATGAAGCCCAAATCAAGCAGTTCCTGACGAACAAGGGCGTCGGTAGTGCGCGCACGCTCGGCATCATGGGGGCCTTGTTCGCTGAGAGTAAGATGGACCCCAAGGCCGTTAACCCGACCTCGGGCGCATTCGGCATCAATCAGTGGCTCGGCTCTCGCAAGGCAGAGCTCGGCCGCCGCTACGGCGTCGATAAAAACGGAAATCCCACAGCCAACCTGCAGCAGCAGCTTGAATTCCTGTGGTGGGAATTGAACGGCGGTGATCACGGCGGGAAGGCAGTGCTCCGTCAGAATACTGCGGCAGGCACGGCACGGACGATGATCGAGAAGTTCCTGCGGCCCGCCAAGGGCTACGAGACGACGAGCGATCTTCGCCGCGCCCAGAACTACATGAGTAGCCGCGGCGGTGGCAACATCACCATCCAGAATATGACGGTGCAGACGAAGGATGCCGCCAGCTTCCAGCGCGACATGCGCGCGCAGGTCCGCCGCCACACCGTGGCCAAGGCTGATCAGGGCGTGGCCCCCTGATGGCTGGCCCCGAATACCCTGACGTCCCGAAGGCAGGCGGCGTCCCGGCCGTCAAGCGCTCCGCCGAAAACCCGGGCACCGGAACGCAGGAGCAGTTGACCAGCGACGAGATCACCGTCGCCGGATACGATGACTATGAGTGGGGCATCTACAAGGTCGGCACCAAGCAACTTGCGCTCGAAGCGGACAGCGTCGTGTCGGTCGGCTACGATGCCGAATACCGGCTCGCCGACTACCCACTGGAAGAAGGTGGCTTCGAGACTTACGACAAGATCGCCCTGCCCTTCATGAACCGGGTCGTCCTGACCAAGGGCGGCACGCGCGAGGAACGCTCAGCCTTTTGCGCCTCGATCGAGGCCATTCGGCCGGATACCGAACTCTATTCCGTGGTCACCCCGGAGCAGATCTTCATCAACGTCAACATCGCCCGCGTCACGATCGACCGCAGCCTGGAGGCGGGCGCCGGGATGGTGCGGGCTGAAATTGTCCTGCAGGAGATCCGGCAGACCGCGTCTTCGAGCTTCTCGAACACGCGCGACGCCGCCAGCGCCGATGCCGTCAACAATGGCAGCAACCAGCCTAAGGCCTCGACGGCCGCAACGGGTGATGTGCGATGACGGTCCTGCAGGTCCCCCTGATCGCGTCGCCGTCGCAGGAACTGAGCATCCGTCTAGGCCAGCAGTCTTGCCGCCTGCGCGTCTACCAAAAGCGCACCGGGCTCTACCTCGACCTGCTGGTGAACGATCTCGTGGTAGCGCAGGGCATCCTGTGTTGCGACCGCGTCTGGCTGATTCGTGATCCAGCGTCCGGCTTCGTCGGCGACTTCACGTTCATCGACACGCAGGGCGCCAGCGCGCCTGACTACACGGGGCTCGCTGGACGCTACCAGTTGGTCTGGAACGGCTGATGGCCTTCTCCAAACGCAAGATTTCGCTCCAGTTTCAGCTGGGGCAAGGCGACTTCGGCGAGGCGGGCATGGACACGGTCACGCTCGACGACCTGCGATGCTCGGTGAACATCGTCCGCGCTGGCATCGGCTATGCGCAGGCAGATATCACGGTCTACGGCATGAAGCTGGACCTGATGAACAAGCTGACGGTGACGCAGAAGTTCTTCTTCGAAAACCAGCGATACAACCAGGTAATCGTCAGCGCGGGCGATGAGCAGTCTGGCATGGCCATGTGCTTTGGCGGGACGATCATGGAGGCATGGGCAGACGGCCGCCAAGCTCCCGACGTGGCGTTCCATGTGTCTGCGCAGTCTGGTGCGTTCGAATTGATGAAGCCGGTGCGGCCGGTCAGCTTCCGGGGATCGGTAGACGCGGCCCTCATGCTGTCCGGTATTGCGGGGCAGATGGGCTACAGCTTCGAGAACAGCGGCGTCACGGCCACCCTCGTCGATCCCTACAAGCCCGGTTCGGCGAAATCTCAGATCGCGTCCATCTGCCGGGATATCGACTGCCTCTCAGACGTCGATGATTCAACCAAGGTCGTCGCAGTGTGGCCGAAGGGTAAGGCGCGAGGCGCGCAGGCGGTCCTGATCTCTAAGGATACCGGCCTCGTCAGCTACCCTAGCTACACGCAAAGCGGCGTCCAGTTCTCCTCGATCTACAACCCCAACATCGTTTTCGGGGCGGCTCTCCAGCTGGAGAGCCAGTTCACCCCGGCGAGCGGGCAGTGGGCCGCCTACCATATCGCTCACCGCCTCGAATCAGAGGTGCCGAACGGACAGTGGTTCACCGACGTCGAGTGCAATTATCTGGATTACGTGGCATGACCGAGAACTACACCGGCTTCGGCGGCATAGCCCAGACGCAAGACGATTACTCCGTCGCGGATTTCATCGCGCGCCAGATCATGAACGGCATGGCCACGTCCGCCATTGTCGAGGTTAAGGCCGTCCACACCAACGGCGAGGACGTGACGGTAGACGTGCAACCGATGGTGCATCAGATCGACGGCGCCGGAACCGGCATCCCGCATGGCATCATCCATGGTCTACCCGTTTTCTCGCTTCGCGGCGGCCCGTGCGTGATCCGCATCAACCCGCGCGTCGGCGATATCGGGCAGGTAAAGTTCTGCAGCAGCGACATCTCCACGGTGAAGAAGACGAAGGCGCCGGCGAACCCATCGACCCGCCGTCGCTTCGACTGGTCCGACGGGATCTACTACGGCGCGATTCTGCCGAAGCAGGCGGCCACGACCATCATCGAGGTCGATGGCGACGGCAACGTCTTGATCATCTCCCCGGCCGTGAAGATGGCGGTCACCGACAAGGTCGATATCACCGGGATCGTCGATGCCTCCGGCGAGTATCAGGTGGGCGGCACAAAGGTCGTCGGCGAGCAGCAGAGCGCGATCACGGACCCTACTGGAGGCTCGACCGTCGATAACGGCGCGCGCACCGCGATCGGGGGCATCCTTTCGGCACTAAGGGCACACGGTCTGATCGCCTCGTAGAATAGATTACGATGACGACGACCCTTCTCCTCGACCGCGCGAACTGGGATTTGGCGCTAGATGCAAACGGCAACATAGCCGTTGCCGATGATCCTTACAGCATCGAGCAGGACGTGGCGTCGGAGTGCCGCGTGTTCGAGGGCGAGTGCTACTACGACACCACCCGTGGCATCGCCTTCTTCGACATTCTCGGCCGCCCTGCCCCGGTCCAGCTGCTGAAGCAGTCGCTCGTGACGGCAGCCAAGCGCGTGCCCGGCGTCGGCGATGCCACGGTCTATCTCAACGAGCTCACGCCCCGCTCGTTCGGCGGCCAGGTCCAGTTCTCGCGCGGAGTGGCGACAATATGAGCAACGTCCCCTCCCCCGTGTTCGCTGCCACCGGCCTGTCTGTCCCTGCAGAATCGGCCGTCAAGGCTGGCGTCTGGGCAGATTTCCAAGCCGCGTTCGGCGGCGGCCTCAATGAGAGCGACGCGACCGGGCAAGGCCAGCTCGTCGCCGCGCTCACCGCGATCATCGGCGCGCGCAACGATCTGCTGTTGCAGTACGTGAACCTGATTGACCCGGCGTTCACGAGCGGCCGCATGCAGGATGGGATCGGCCGGATTTATTACCAGACCCGCATCTCGGCCCGCGCTACTGTCGTCGGCGTGCTCTGCACTGGCGCGGACGGCACCCTGATCCCGGCTGGCTCTCTCGCGCAGGCCAGCGACGGCACGATCTACCAGTGCCTTTCGTCGATCACGATCCCGAGCACCGGAAGCATCAGTGCCACCTTCCAGGCGATCACGACGGGTCCGATCGCTTGCCCGGCCGGGACGCTGAACACGATCTACCGAGTCGTCCCCGGCTGGGATTCGATCACGAACCCCGCCGACGGCGTCGTCGGCCGCATGGCTGAAACCCCCGCCGAGTTCGAGCAGCGCCGATCCGCCTCGGTCGCCGTGAATGCGACGGGCATCCTTCCCGCCGTGCGCGGCGCGGTCCTGTCGGTAGACGGCGTGGTGGACGCCTTCGTCACCGAAAACGACACCGACGACGTCCGAACCGAGGGCACCGTCGATATCGCCCCGAGCTCGCTCTACGTGGCGGTCTACGGCGGCCTCGACGTCGATGTCGCCGCGGCGATCTGGTCGAAGAAGCAGCCGGGTTGCGCTTACACCGGAGGGACGACCATCAACGTCGCCGACCGCGCTTCCGGGTATAGCCCGCCCTATCCAACCTACCCGGTCAAATTCCAGCGCGCCACGCCGCTCCCGATCTTCATCGCGATCTCGATCGCAGACAACGGCCTTGTCCCTGCCGATGCGCAGGACGCCATCCGCACGGCCGTCGTCAGCGCCTTCAACGGTGGCGACGGGCTTCCTCGCGCGCGCATCGGCGGCAAAATCTATGCCCTCCGCTTCGCAACGGCCGTTCAGTCAGCTGGAGCATGGTCGCAGGTCGTCTCGATCAGCATTGGCACCGCAGCGAGCCCGACCGGATCCGAGGTCGACGTTCCGATTGATCGCATGCCCACGATCTCCGCCGACAACATCTCGCTGACCCTCACATGACCACTCTCGTCCCCTTCGTCAGTCAACCGCTCGGCTTCACCGGGACCGACGATGGTGGCCAAGCGCTGTTTTTCAACGGCCGTCAGGTGCTTCTCTCGCAATACGCGAATAGCCCGGTGATGATCGCGCTCATCGACGCTTTCAGCCAAGCGCTCGACCCGCAGGCGTTCTTCAACGCCTTCTACGACGCTGTCTGGAACATCGACGACGCTCAAGGCTTCGGCCTCGACATCTGGGGTCGCATCGTCGGCGTCACGCGCGCGCTATATGTCTCGGATGAAGACTATCTGGGATTCTCGGAAGCCAGCGACGCCTTCCCGTTCGGCGAGGGCATCTTCTACGGGGGCGGCAACTTCACGCCCAACTACAAGCTCAGCGATGATGCGTTCCGACGCCTGATCATGGCTAAGGCCGCGCTCAATATCACCGACGCCTCGATCCCGGCGATCAACGCCATCCTCATGGCTCTCTTTCCGGACCACGGGAACGTCTACGTGCGGGACAACCTCGACATGACGATCACCTACGTGTTCGGCGCGCCCCTATCCAAGGTCGATTACGCGATCGTCTCCCAGTCCGGTGCCCTGCCGAAGCCCATCGGCGTTTCCTTCACAGTCGAGCAACCCTGATGCAGCAGAGTGATCTTCCCGCCCGCTTCAATATTCCGTTCGCGAACAACGCCGGCGCGAGCTACATCCGTCAGATTCCGCAGGCGCATCAAACGCCTACGACTTCCGACGCGCCTGCCAGCCTGTTTGATGGGTTTCCGCCCGAGACGTTTCAGCCTGTCGCGAGCGGCGGCATTCCTCCGAGCGGCGCGGACTTCAATGGCCTGTTCAACCAGATGACGGCGGCCCTGCGCTGGCTAGCCGCTGGCGGCCCCTCCCTGTTCAATGCGGGTTTCTCGGTCGCGATCGGCGGCTACCCCAAGGGCGCCATCCTCACCTCGATGGTAGACCCTCGCAATCGCTGGGTTTCGACCGTGGACAACAACACGACGGACCCTGATGGTTATTCGCCCGAGAACTGGGTCAAATATGGCACCCAGTCGTTCGAGCGGGACACCTCCGGCAACTGGAAGCGCACTAGCCCCGACGGATACATCGAAATGGGCGGCATCTATGCGGGTCCGATCAGCAGCGGCGGTGAGTTTGCCATCACCTTCACCTTCCCCTTCGGAGGCTTCCCGAACGAGTTCCTCGGCATGACCGCGATGACGCGTAACACGACCAGCAGCAACGACGGGGATACCACCTTCCAGGAGATTTCCGCGACCACAACCTCGATCCGACTGTTCGTGCAATCCGATCAAGGCTCGGGCTCACATGACCGCGCTGGTGGCTTCCGCTGGAGGGCATGGGGCATCTGATGGCCGCCTGATCGCCAACCCGTATCCTAGATTACGGAGGTATTGCGCTCATGGCTTCAACGCTTGTCGACCTGGTAAAAATCACTTCGAATAGCACTGGAACCGGCGCGATCACGCTGGGATCATCGGTTGCGGGATATCGCGGCTTCGAGGCGCTGACGAACGGCGAGGTCTACAGCTATTCGATCCAAGATGGAGATGCATGGGAGTTCGGTCGCGGCACCTTCATGTCCGCGACGGGGCAGTTCATCCGAACGCCGATCGATTCGAGCGATGGCGGCGCCGCGATCAACCTCAGGCAGAATGCCCAGATCGCTTTCGTCGCGCTCTCCGAAGATCTCGACGCCGTCCAGTTAAGCAATGCTGCAGTGGCAGCGGCCGAGCAGGTTGCGATAGATGCCGCCCAGGTTGCTGCTGACCGCGCAATCGTCGAGGCCGGGAGCAAGACGGTCGTCAACGGTGAGGCCGTCTATCCGAACACCTATGCGAGCACTGTCCCACAGGGCGTAATCAATCTTTCGAACGACGGCATTACCACCGGCTCTGGTGGCACGCCCGGTACGTATGCTGGCGGCGTGACGGGGGGGCCAAACGGTTTTTCATGGGAATACTCGATCGGGCTTGATGGCAAAATCGCGTCCTACGAGATCACCAGCCCCGGTATCAGCACCGACACCACCGCGCCGACGCTGAGCTACGGCAGCGGATCCATCACTGGCGCCGTTGTACCGACCGCCACTGTTGCCGCCCGGATTGCCCAGGCATCCAGCTATTGGGCGATCTCCACCGACGGCTCGACGCTTGACCTCTACAGCAATGTGGCAGGATCACCGTCTCCCGTTCTCGATCCCACCGGAGACCAAGTAAAGGTCTTTGTCTCCGCTGGCGCTGAGAAGGTTGTAGATGCGGCCGAATCCTGGGCCCAATCCCCCACCGCACCCGACCCGCTCGACCCGACGAGCAAGAGCGCGAAGGGATGGGCGGGGGAGGCACAAGCACAATCCACCAACCTTTCCAACGCCACTTTCGCCAAGTACTTCGTCTTCCCCGGCTTCGTGCGTTCTGACAATGGCCGCATCGACACGACGACAACCCCCGGCGTCTACGTCAACACCGGCTACCTTGATCTGGACGAGATCAACCTTGCCGAAATCAACCTGCAGGGAGGCACCGGGGCCTATTCTATCGCCTACTATACCAGCGCTTTTGCGCTTATTTCGGGCGTGGCAGCATCGAGCAATGACGCTTACGTCAACACCATCCCAGCTATCCCGTCGAATGCCGCGTGGGCTGCCCTGTCTGCCCGCGCCACGCAAGGATCTCAGCGGCTTCTCGTAGCGGTGAAGCCCGCCAAGTTCCTCGACGGCCAACCCGATGCGGGGCTGATGGGCAACGGCAACCTGTTCACGCTGCTGCGCTCACCGGGCTACTACAATAACGCATCGCCGCCCGTGCTGGTGGCCGACCCCAACTGGATCAATTCGGACCCGATCAAGGTAACTCCGGGCTACCAGATTAGCTATGACGCCTATGCCTCGACGACCGTTTCTATCCTTCGCTACACCGATGCGTCGGGCGCCTATGCGGGTCGGGTTCTGGGGACAGCGGCCAATACGCGCAACACGATCAACGCCATCGTCCCAGGAGCGGCTGCTTATACCGGGTCGATTTTCGGAACGACGCTGACGGTCACGGCGATCGCGTCAGGCACGCTTTCGGTAGGTTCTGTGGTTGGCGGCGCGTCGGCCGGGACGATCATCACGGCGCTTGGCACCGGCACTGGCGGAACTGGCACTTATACCGTCAACAACTCGCAGACATTGGCGAGCGGCGCGCTAACCCAACCCGCAGCGCAGTTCGCGCAAATGTCCGCTGGAAACCCCGGCGCGCTGGGCGCTGCGGCAACCTCCCCGACGATGCCGAACACGATCAAGTACGGTCCTGCGGCATCAACCGGGCTGGCTGCTCCGTCCACGCTTGAAATCGCGGTGGGCGACAACCTCAAGACGTACATCACCGCCAACGGCTTCGTCACGTCTACGGGCACGACGCCTAATGCCGATGCCAACTGGAGACGCACCCCTTCCCGCCTGACGATGCGCGCTGCCGGTGAGGGCAAACGTTACATCGCGTATGAGGCGCGCGGCAGTAACAGCATGAGCCTGATTTCTGCCGTTGACGGCAGCGGAACTGTTGTCGGTTCGGTTCTCGGCTCCGGTTCGTTTACGCAGTTCAAGGGCACTTTCGAGGTTCCTGATACGGCGGTTTCCGTCCACCTTTGCCATGCGGCTGCGTACCCAGCAACGTTCCAGTACCTCATTCAGCAGCCTGCGACCGGCGCCCCGGTCATCGCGCCCACTGCAAACATCGGGACCATCCCTGACAGCCGCAGTTCGACGCAGTACCCAACCTATCGGACGCTGCTTGAAAATCGCTTTGGCTGCTCTGTTCAGCAACTCGGGCTCCCCGGCGCAACGGTGCAGACCACTTCGGCGGATACCTATCTGAGCACCGTCACCAGCGCGCTTCCCAATCCGCGCATGATTGTCATCCTGCCGGGAGGTAACGATGCAGGCGCGGCAGGCAGTGTAGGAACCTTCTCCGCGTCCAGCCCCAACGGCGTAGCAGGCGAGGCAGTTAAAACCATTCCCACAGCGCCCTACCCTGCCACCCCAACCGGTCTTTCGTTCATCGAATACATTTACATCACCGGGGCCAAGCTGCGCGATTTCTACAAGGATATCCGCACGCGCGCCGGGATCGTCGGCGGCGATACGGAGGCGCAGAAGTCGGCAAAGCTGGCGGCGGTACAAAAGACGCTGATCGTCTGGATCACTGACCTTCCGCAGCAGCGAGGTGACGCCTCAAATCCGTTCTCGCTGCCCGCCAACCACGAACGCAAGCGACAGGCCGTCATCGAAGTCGCCAAGCTGCTCAAGATGCCCTTCGTTGACATTCAGGGCAAATACCCGATCGATATGAGCCTTGAGCCATTTTACGTCGCGCCTACCACTCCCGGCATCAACAACGGCAATCTCACTGAGGACGGACTCCATTGGAACGAAGTCTTGCAAAGTGTCGGCGTAGATATGCTGGCTGCGGAGGTCGGCTGATGACCCTCGCCACCGCCGATCACTGGATGGACCTGATGCGCGAAGGCATAGGGGGCTGAAGTGCCAGAGGTAGACCCCCGTCAGTCCGCATTCGATGCAGTGCGCGCGATCTCGCGCCGCGGCCTGTTCAATGATCTCGGCAACGTCCTCGCCTTCGACAATCTCCTAGACGCATTTGGAGCACCGCGCATGCCCACCATCCTTCATCTCGGCCCGGAAGGCGAAACGCTCATCAAGAAGTGGGAAGGCTACAAGAAAGACCTCGGCGATGGCCGGGTGCAGGCGTATCCCGACCCGGCGACCGGCGGAGCACCGTGGACGATCGGCTGGGGCAGCACCGGCACCGACGTGAAGCAGGGCACCATCTGGACAAGGGAGAAGGCCCAGCAGCGTTTCGCCTCCCATATCGAGGAGGAGGCCGCCCCCGCCGTCCGCAAGGGCATCGGCAGCGCGCCGACGACGCAGCGTCAGTTCGATGCGATGGTGTCGTTGGCCTACAACATCGGTGTCGCGAACTTCCTCAAGTCCACGCTGCTCAAGAAGCATGTGGCAGGCGACTACGCCGGTGCCGCAGCGCAGTTCGCCGTCTGGAACAAGGCGGCCGGGAAAGTTATGCAAGGCCTCGTCAACCGCCGCGCCGACGAGGCGAAGCTCTATGGGAGCAAGTGACGGGTGGAACACTTCTCGCTTTCCGACTGGCTCACCTCGCTCGGCTATGGCCTGCTGGCGGGCATCGCGGGCGGCCTAGGCTACGTCATGCGCGAAAACGACAAGGGTAACCCGCTGAACGCCTGGCGTGCCCTGACCGAGATCGCCTCGTCCGGTCTGGTCGGCTTCCTCGTGATGCTGCTGTGCCAGGCCATGAAGATCGACCCGCTCTGGACCGGCTTCATCGTTGGCATATTTGGCTGGCTTGGGGCGAACGTGTCGATCCGGCTGCTGGAGCGCATCGTCTACGAACGCCTCGGCATCAAGCTCCGCGCCAATACCGACAAGCGCGTGGAGGCCGCCAAGGCCCAAGAGGAGGAACGGCCGTGAAGTGGCTCGGAAATCTACTAACCCCGATCAAGTCCGAACTGTTCGCCATGGTCGGTGTGCTCGCCGTCTGCGGCGTCGGAGCCGGGATAATCGGTTACCTACATATCCAGCGCCAGAACGATCAGATCGCGGCGAAGGATCGCTATATCGGCGACCTCGCCGAGGCGAACAAAGGCTGGGTCACCTACATGAAGCGCCGCGACCAGCTGCGCGACCTCGAACAGCGCAACGTGATCCTTCTTCAGGACAAGCTCACGCTGATCGATGGCCAGAACACCGCGCTCTCAGCGCAGATCGAACAGTTGGAGGAAAGCAATGCGGAAGTTCGTGAACTCATGTCTCGTCGCTTGCCTGCTGACCTGCGCCGCCTGCTCGAACAGCAAAAGTGAGATCGCCTCTGCGCCTCCGCTGGCGTACGAGGGCATCCCCGCTGGGCTGATGGAGCGCTGCACCGTACAGGACGTTCCGCAGGAAACGGTGGCCTCGATCATCGAGAGCCGCGGCATCTACATCAAGGCGTTCAACAAGTGCGCAGCGAAGGTCGATGCAATTCGGGAGCATGATGCAAGGGCTCGGGCGGTGGAATAGGCCTTCTTGCACAGCGGCGGCCTCGACCACTTCGTTTCCCTTTGCAGAGGGGGTGCTTGCTGCGGCGATCTCCCCTTCGCAAGCGGAGAGACGCACATGGGACGTTTCGTAAACCAGCCTAGCTTGCGACTTGCTGGCCCCTACTCCATCGGCGGCCAATGGCCCGCCGCAGCCGCCGAATCCTACATCAGTGGGGTTCCCGCCGCAACTGCCCCACTAGATGCCTGATCCTGTTCCGAGATGCGTTTGCGTTCTGATCGCGCCCGATGTCGTTCTCGCCCTTGAGCGATTCCCAGAACCACACCAGCGTCTCGCGCTCGATGCCGAGATCGGTCAGGTGCTTCAAGGCGGCGACAACCCTGTCGTTTGCCCCGCGAACCTCGAACGCCCGGTCTGCCGTCTCATCGATTATGGCGAGAGCTTCGTCGGTGGTCACTCGACCTCGCCAGCCCCCTCGCCCAGCTTCGCATCGAGGATGAGGTTGAACGCCTCCAGCACCTCGGCCGCAGTCGTCAGGGGCAACGACACGTAGGCGCCCTTGAGCGCTTCGGTGACGTCATCCTCGTTTGTCTGACGGAGGCTTTCGGCAGTGCTCATGAGAGCAGCGTATCACCACCCGGAGAGTCGCCCCAACTGCTTCCGTAGGATTGGTGCAGTGTCGGCTTGGAGGGTACGACCTACGCAGTTCACGGACGCGGAACAGATCATGAATCATGTTCGGGACTATTTCGGGACTGGTTTACCGCGTTCCCGAGTCGTTCCGTCACCTGCCGCCACTTAGTGCAATAAGCGCTTGCGCTATAAAGCGGCGGAACCTAAGGGCATCGGCGCGTCGGGGAGTGGCGCAGCCCGGTAGCGCGCTTGCTTTGGGAGCAAGATGTCGCAGGTTCGAATCCTGTCTCCCCGACCATTTTCCTTTTCCACGGTGTCTCACACGGAGCCATTCTGGCTCATTGCACCGCGCTTTATCCTGATAAATCAGCGCCCTTCCGCACCTTACTGTGCCATGGCGTCGCCTTGCGTCACGAGGCCTTTGTTGGTTATTTGTTGGTTGCAACCAACAGAAACCAACATTCAACCAACACCCAAACCAACAACCAACATTAAGGCGAAAACCAACCAACACTTCGCGATCGGAGGCCCCATGCTGACAGACATCGCCCTACGCGCATTGAAGCCCGAAAAGGCCGCGTACAAGAAATCGGACAGCAAGGGGTTGTTCGTAACCATCCACCCAACTGGCAAGAAGGTCTGGGGCCTCGCGGTTCGGGTGGACGGAAAACAGAAGTTCCTTACCGGCGGCCACTATCCTGACGTCACCGTCAAACTTGCCCGGGCGTGGCGCGATACCGTCAAAGCTCAATTAACCCTGGGCTTGGCACCGACAGCTACTCCGCACAATCTGGAGCCGGGTTCCTCCACCAACGACATAGCGAACATCGGCGAATCGTTCGAAACGGTTGCACGGGAGTGGTTCGATACCCGCAAGGTAGCGTGGACGCCGCGCTATGCGGCGATAACGATGCGCAGGTTAGAGGCGGATATCTTCCCGTTCGTCGGGGCGTTGCCGATCGCGACCATCACCCCTCGCCAGATGCTGGAAGCTTTTCGCGCCATTCAGGCCCGCGGCTCTGTCGAAATGGCGCATAGGGTGCGGAACCACTGCAGCGAGGTTTTTCGCTACGCCATTCCGGATGGCCGATGTGAGAGCGATCCTTGTCGCGATCTGGCCCCTGGCATGGCCAAACCAGCGCCAGTGAAGCATCACGCCAAGGTCGCAGCGAAGGACCTACCGGAGTTCTTCAAAAAGCTGAACTTGGACGGAGGAGACCGGACCAGTCACCTTGCGCTTCGCTGGACGATGCTGACGATGGTGCGGACACAGGAAACCCGTTTCGCGCAGTGGGCGGAATTCGAGGGCCTCGGCTCCGATGAGCCGATCTGGCGTATACCGCCCGAGCGGATGAAAATGAGTACCGAGCACATCGTGCCCCTGCCCCCGCAAGCGATTACGCTGCTGAACGAAATTCGGGAACGGAATGTTTATCTTGCCGCTGGCAACGAGAAGCTCGGCACCTTCCTCTTCCCGGTTCACTATTCGAAATCACTCGTCATCAGCGAGAACCGCATGCTTGACGTAATGTATCGCGTCGGCCTGCGCGGCAAAGCTACCGTCCACGGCTTCCGGGGCCTAGCCAGCACAGTGTTGAACGAGTCGGGACTGTTCGAGCCTGATTGGATCGAGTTTCAACTGGCGCACGCGGCGCGAGGAGTTCGTGCAGCTTATAACTCTGCCCGTTACCTCACTCACCGCCGCAAGATGATGGTTTGGTGGGCCAATTACCTTGATGATGCCGAGCGGTCTGGTTCCAATGCTGGCTGATTTTCAGACAATCCCCCAGACTTGATGCACGCCAGCTTTCAGTCATCCTCGAGAGCATCGATCCAAGCTTTGACGGCACTCTCGCGCCATCCACTGCAGCGCGTCGAAATTCGCAATTGGCGAGGAAAAGTTCCATCCTCAATCTTGCGGTAGAGGGTCGATGCTGAGAAACCAGTAAGCGCTAAAACTGCCTGACGGCGAAGAATCCGGTCTGTTGTGACTGTGTCCATCTATGTGCGCCTCACAATGTCGATGCTGCATCATATCGACAATGAAAGAGGCCGTTCGAATCACAAGCCTGCAAGGATCGAACGGCCGTGGCTGGCCGCGAATGAGTTGAAAGCTGCCACCAATAGCAGCTAACCAAGCCGCGGAGGCTAGCCATTGAATGAATGAGATACCGTTGCCGGGGAGCCTGTCTCTAAAAGCGAGCGATGGTATCGGCGGCTCGCGGTAGAGTCAGGAAGTGGCGCGGTGTCGTGCGGCGCGCCTGTGGGGCTTGCCAGACGATCCGTTTCCACTCCCTGCTCATCGAACCGGACGTGCAGATCTCCCGCATCCGGCTCTCGGACAAGATATCACGCCTTCACCCACGGCGGGCTGCGGCCAAGTTCGCCAGACGTACGAGGCCGAAGCGCTCGTACAGCTCAGGGTCGTGATAGGCTCCCTCGCGCTTTCGTCTGGTCTTGTGCTTGGCCCGCAGCCACCGGCGCAACCGCACCACTGTGTAACTGTCGATAGCCCGATATGCCCTGCTCGTGGTTCCAACCGAGAAGTAGTTGGCCCATCCGCGCAGCACCCGGTTCATCTTGGCCACAAGGTATGTGGTATCCTGCCATGTACGCGCTCGGTCTGTCAGCTCGTGGGTCGTAGCGATCACGCGCTGGATGCTTTTCTTTGATGGCCGGTGGCCCATGTAGGCTTTGCCGGTTTTCGCGGAGTACATCCGACCAAACGTGTATCCCAGAAAGTCGAACGTCTCGTCCGGCACCTTACAGATACGTGTCTTTTCCTCATTCACTGTCAGCTTCAGCTTTTCCATGATCCTGCGCATGTGATCTAGCGCAGCTTCCGCATTGCCCTTCGCACACAGGATCACGAGATCATCAGCATAGGTGACGAGCCGCGCGCCTAGACGTTGCCCAAGACCGAGCTTCCGCCACCCCAAAACGAACCGGCGCATGTAGAGATTTGCCAGCAGTGGTGAGATGGGTGATCCTTGCGGGATGCCGCGCCGCTGATCGCGGGCCTGCGTCGTTCGTGTCTTCCTGCCCTTGTCATCCGTTTCTTCGACAGCGCATTCCAGCCAGGATTTGATCAGATGCAGAACGCGCGGATCAACGATCCGGCGCGATACCGATTTCATCAGCTCAAGGTGGGGGATGCTGCCGAAGTAGTCGGCAAGGTCGGCGTCCACGACATCCGGTCGGCCATAGAACAGTTGCTCCTCCACCTCGACCACGGCCTGCTGGGCGTTGCGCCCGGCTCGGTAGGCGTAGATCTCGGGTGGGAGGTCGGCTTCAAAGATCGGTTCCAGCACCAGCATCGCTGCCGTCATGCAGACCCGATCCCGCACGGTGGAAATGCCCAGCGGCCTGAGTTTGCCGTTGGCTTTTGGTATGTAGACCCGTCTGATCGGTTCCGGTCGGTACGTCTCCTCTTTGAGCGCAAGCGCCAGTTCCGCCAGCCATCGCTCGACGCCGTAGTCCTCGATACCCGCAAAGTCCTGACCATCCACACCCGGCGCGCCCCTGTTGGAACGACACTGGGCATAGGCATGAGCCAGAATGTCATTGCGGCTAATCTTGTCGTACAGCGCGTAGAACCGATAGCCGACTTCTGCCTTCGCTTTCGCGTGCAACGCCTTCTGCAGTTTCTGGACGCTTATCGGAGTTGATAGGTTACCCAATCTCCTGCCCCTCACCACTTGCTGCGTTCATCTTGAACTGAGGCTCCTTCCCTCCACCGACATTACCCGGCTTCCTCGGTACTACGGGCCTCTCCGCCACCCCATTGCGCCCTTCCCTCCCTCGCGGGCGTCCAGTTGCCGATCACCCGGCACGCGATGGGGCTTCCCGTGTTGCGAGCACTTTCCTTGCGTACATGCTGTCGCCACTACCCCGGTGCAGCAGACGGGTTCAACGTCGCTCAAACTCGCCCGTCCATATCAACCTTCCCCGTAAGGGTTAACGGGTCGGCCTGCACATCGTCCTTTTCGAGGATTGCTCAGCGTTCACTCACGTTACGGCCTGTACGCTCGCACGGTCACCTACGTGACCGTTATCCGGGGGCTTCAGACATTTCGTCACCTCCACGCCTGCCCCGGTTGCTTCCGGCTGGAGCATCGCCGGGTGGGCCTCTCACCCACTAGAAAGTGCCGCCTTTGCACGGCGCACACCCAAATCGGCCGTTCAGCGGTCGATTTTCCATCCCCAGGTGCTGACCGTCTGCTTACCGGACTTCAGAGCCTGTGATGGCCGGTAGGTGACTGTCCGGTTACGGGTGTACAAACCCAGATAGCTGAACCGCCCCGAGATTGCCGGAGGCCAGTTTTCTTAAATTAGGCAGCTAGCGGGACGTCGTCCAGCATAGCGTAGTAACGTTGCTCGGCTTCGACCGGCGGAATGTTTCCGATCGGCTCCAGCAGGCGCCTGTTGTTGAACCAGTCGACCCATTCCAGCGTGGCGTATTCGACGGCTTCGAACGAGCGCCAAGGTCCTCGACGGTGGATCACTTCGGCCTTGTAAAGGCCGTTGATCGTCTCGGCCAAAGCGTTGTCGTAGCTGTCGCCGACGCTGCCGACAGATGGCTCGATGCCGGCTTCAGCGAGACGTTCAGTGTACTTGATGGACACGTATTGTGATCCGCGGTCGCTGTGATGGACCAAGCCGCCCCGGTGAACGGGCCGTCGGTCGTGGATAGCCTGCTCCAGCGCATCCAGCACGAAGCTGGCGTGTGCTGTCCTGCTGACCCGCCAACCCACAATGTAACGGGCGTAGACGTCGATCACGAAGGCGACGTAGACGAACCCCGCCCAGGTAGCGACATACGTGAAGTCGGAAACCCAGAGCATGTTCGGCGCCGGAGCATGGAACTGGCGATTGACCTGATCGAGCGGGCATGGCGCGGTCTTGTCCGCGATCGTGGTACGCACCGGCTTGCCCCGGATCACCCCTTGAAGACCAAGATCTCGCATCAACCGCTGCACGGTGCAGCGTGCAACATCGAAGCCCTCGCGCTTCATCTGCCGCCATACTTTGCGCACACCGTAGACGCCGAAGTTCTCGGCAAAGACCCGCAGAACTTCGGGCTTCAGCTCTTTATCCCGCCGGACGCGAGCGGATTGCAAAGCCGGGTCTCGCCGCTTGGCAAGGCGCTCGTGATAGGTGGATGGGGCGATCGGCAGAACCCGGCAGATCGGCTCGACCCCATAGGCATCGCGATGCTCGTCGATAAAGGCGATCAT